GATGAAACAGCGAATGGATTATGGACTACTCTTGATCCTTATGAAGTTGGTAAATGGGTTGACTTTGTTTTACATATTGTTTGGGATTACGATAATGATGGTCTTACAAAAATATGGAAAGATGGAGTTTTAATAGTAGATAGGTCTGGGGGAAATTGCTTTAATGATGTTCAGGGGCCTTATTTGCAAATGGGAATATATGGATGGCTTGAAGATGCACAAGTAATGACCATCTATTATGATGAGCTTAGAATTGGTGATGAAAATTCCTCTTTTGCAGAGGTCTCGCCATAATGAAAACTCAACACGAAGCTCCATAAGGAGAAATAATGAATATGATGACTGAGGAAGACAAAATCATTATCCGCAATGAAATGCGGATAGCTCTTGAAGAGTTCTTTGAGAATCATGGATTGACTTCTAAAGAAGCAGCGGAAAATTGTAGATTCGTAAAGAGTCTACGGGAAACCACCACTATGAAAAGGGCATCTTGGTGGACTGCTGGAGCTACTCTTACAGCGGCTATATTGGGGCTTTTATATGGCCTGATAACGGGGAAAATACAAAATGGCTGAGAAATATATCTCCGACAGGGATACACTGGAACGGCTTGTAAGGCTGGAAACCGAGGTCCAGAAGGACCAGGAACTCAGAAAGGATAAGTGGGATGCAATAATTGACAGTATTAAGCTGGCGAAAGAGGTTGCAAAAGAGGCAGAGAACTTAGCAAGGACCCAGGTTGACAAACACTTTGAAACGGTCAATAACTTTCAAAAAAGGATTGACAGGGCAGAGGCTACTTATGCCACTGTGAATGGAACGGACACAAAACTAACTACCACCAAAGAAGTGCTGGAATCTAAAATAGAAGCATTATCCAGTAGGGTAGATACAAAAATAGATTCCATTAGAGAAGGACTGGAATCTAAACTGGAAACTGTAGATAAAAAAGCAGATGCCCAGTCAAAAACGTTGAATATAGGAATTGGTATAGTGCTGGCAGTCCAAGCCCTTCTTGGCTTGCTCATATTTTTATTTAAAATCTTTGTGCATTAAAAGGAGAAAAACTATGAATAATATTTTAGATCGATTATCAGAACCATCTACTTGGCGGGGTATTGTTGCCCTTTTAACTGCACTCGGAATAAGTATTTCCCCTGAACAGATGCAACTGATTATTACAGCTGGTCTTGCATTAATTGGGGCAATAGGTGCTTTTACCAAAGATAAGAAGTAAAAAAGGAGACTAAATGAGAAAGCTCTTTGCATCAATTATTTTATCATGTTTATTTGCAATACCATGTTTTGCTATGGACTGGATACCAACAAACTCTTCGGTGGTAACTTGGTCCCCCGTAACTGATCTGGTAAATGGAGCGGATATACCTGATGGGGACACCATTTCTTATAATGTGTTTGTCGCTCTCGAAGCTGACATAGCAAAGACCAATCCTATCCTGAAGGCTGCTACGACAGAAAATACGGCAACGATTACCTTTAGTATCAACGACATTGAAAGTAAATATTATGTAGGGTTACAGACTGTCCGGCTTGTGAATGGGGTTGATGTTACTAAATCACGGATCGGCTGGTCTGATGAACCTGAGATAGTTTATGAAGGAAAGGTATTCGGGCTAAGCTACTTCGTAGCACCTGATGTGGCTACTGGTTTAAGGGTAAACTAAGGATAGAGGTATAAATCATGGCAGTTCATGAAGACACTATGCCGGAAGATACGGAGTTAGTATTTATCAACGCAATCAATGCCCTTGCATTCAGGTATGGTTGTAAGATAACTAATCTTGATTTTGAAAACAGAATTATAGAGATAGATGGGCCTAAAAATCAACAAGAGCAACTGGCAAGTGCAATAACGGATATTATGCGTCAATGGGGAAGTAATCAATGACAAAGTATCCTAAAATCTGGAATACTTGTAAATATTGTTCATGGGATGTTTCCCAACCATCTCTAAGCCCTGTATTTCTTCCTAAAGACCTGAGTTATTGGGGAAGAATTAAGTCGTCCTTTGGCTTTAACAGTGAGCTATGGGTACTTAATAGAGACTGGTATGTGGACCTTCCAAACGGGATAAGAATTGTATTCTTTAAAGATTTTGTAACTGATGGAGCCTCATTCCCTAAGTTAACCAGACCTATTTTTTCTCCTACTGGTATATTCTTTGTGCCTGGGTTGTTCCACGATTTTGCTTGCCGCTATGATAAGTTAATTGGAGTCAAATATGAAGATGGCAAGGAAATCAGGTATGATTATTTAGCCGGTGCAGGAAGAGCATATTGGGATAATGTGTTTATGTGCTTATCAACTATTACATGTGGCATACATATTTTACCTAAAGGATTTTGGGCAATACTTAGATGTTTCGGGTGGATTGCGTGGAACAGGTATAGGAGAATGGAACGTGAACAGGCATATTAACAGAGACGACTTGACACTGGTGTATTCTGAGTTTAAAAGCTTCAATGGTCTTCAGAAATTTCTTGCTGAGCAAGGGACAAGGGATCACCTTAACAGGGTAAGCTCCGAACACAGGGCAAGAACAAGGCGGGCCTTTAGGGGAGTTTCCGACAAGCCCATTAAGCCGGTATTGTGATGATAGCCATAACTGATAAGGAAAAAAGAGAATTGAAGATAGCTTTCTATAAAGCGATCAACTTTCTTACTCAAAACGGAATAGATGTTGAGGTTACGGTAAAAAAGAAGGGAGAGGGCTGGACTGCTCATATAGACTGTTCTTGGCCCAGAGGAGAAAAAGATAAATGAAAAAGCTCTATAGTATCTTATTTATTTTCCTACTTGCAGGATGTGCCCAGCATGGCGGAGGGGGGGATTATTACTTTGAACATTACGATCCAACTACAGGTGAAATTACTAAAGCAAGGGTTCACTCAGTAAGGGAGTTTGAGTCCGCTAAGGTAAAATTCAAGGATGTAGAAGTGGATATTCAGGGAGTTAAGCCAGGACCGGATAACACTGGCAAGGCCCTTGGCATAATTGATACACTGTTAAAGGCAGGAGCGGCTATACCATAATGGCTTATAATTATGCCCAGTTTAAACAGTTAATTTGGGAAACAATAAGAGATTTTTCCCTTAATGAACAACATCCCGAATTATGCGCACCTTCGGCTGTTAATTTGATGCTTGGAACGGCTGCTCAGGAGTCTCATTTTGGGACATACTTCTACCAGAGAGGCATTTCTTTTGGTAAAGGCGGCCTTGGTCCCTTTCAGATGGAAAAACTAACACAGCATTCTATTTGGGATAATGAGTTAAAATATAAACCGAAGAGACGAAACAGATTAATTTCTTTAACTGGAGTTGATTCAAGCCATAACAATTATGCATTGGTATATAATCTAAGGTATGCAATCTGTATAGCAAGGTACTACTACTGGATAGCTCCAGATCCATTGCCGGATGCATACGACATAACAGGTCTTGGTGAATATTGGAACAAGTGGTGGAACCGGAACCCTGAAAAGGGAACAGTAGAAGAGTTCATCGAGAACTGGAATCGTTTTTGCAAGGCTTAGTTAGTTATATGTCAAATCCCAATATAGACTTACACAAGGTTTTTGAATTATCATACTGTGGAACAAATATAGGTTCTTCTCCTGCAATTATTAGTTTCTGCTGAAACTTATCTAATCGTTTTTGCATATCACCGACAAATGGATATTTTATTCGCATCTCCCACCATTCACGTTCTTCCTGTAATTTCATATTAGCCCCCATTTACATGAAACTTGATGATGAATCGATGCTATTCCTTCTCATATTGGAATGAATCAAATTGCTCATCCCAATCCCCTCGGTTCATAGATTTAGGATATTCATTAGGGAACTTTTCACTTTGTATTCCCCAATATCTAAGGAACCTACAAATATTAAATATAGATTCAGTGGTCCATTCTTCTGCATTAATTTTGTCTTTCATTTATTCCTCCTTTACCTTCTGTCATCTTCCCATAGTTCATAGTCTTTTCTGTACATCTTTTTAATCTTAGATTCCTGCACAGACGTTAATTCTAACTCACCTTTACTCTTGTTTATGTGAGGGATATTTGCTACAGGAATACCGGCAACTTTTAATACTGTTCTAAAGTCAGTTTCAAAGTTCTCAACTCTGCCAATAAAATCTATATCCGGCAGATTAAGCATAGACACTTGAGATCGAATATGCTCATCAGTGTATGGGGAATTAAGGTCTTTAACTGATACATATTCTATGAAGGTATTTATATCCATTTTAGGGAAATATCGTTCCCTGTAAAATGTATGGTATCTTGATTGAAAAGGAACTTCAGCTACTACCTTATCAAGATAACAGGATTTAAGACGATCTATAGGATTTCTAATGAATGTGAACTTGAAATAATATCGGTACAACCAAGGGAAGTAATTTCCCCGTGGCCGATATTCATATTCAGGATAGATATGTAGCACTTCATCTATTGATCTTGTAGCGCACTTGGCTATTCTAAACCAGATAAGTTTATGCCAGTAGTCAAAAGACAGATGATATTTTTTACCCTTCTTACTGGCGGCATATTTCTGGATCTGTCTATGTATAAAATTTTGTATCATCTTGCCTCCTTATTATCCATTCTGCTAAATTTCCCACGATATATACTACCAGAGCCATCGGCAGTATAAATAGCACTGTAAACATCATCATAAAGAAACCGAATAATGTGGCTCCGGTAGAATAGTTAGGCACGGTTACACACTAATTCACGCAATGCTTTTTCTATTTTTGTTTAACCGTGGCATAACAACTAAATGACCACAGAACAATTAATAGAAATGTCCACCAACTTACCTTACCTGACCAGCATAAATAAATGGCGGCAGGGACAGAGACTATCGTCCATAGGTCAATTTTAACATCAGCTATTGTATAACCAAATATTTTCATTTATTCTACCTTAAAAATCAATTCAGGTATCTTTATCTCTGTTACTTTATTTGTTGTTATATCAAGTTCATATAACTTGTACTTTTTCTGATCTGGTTCAGTAAGAATGCTATCTTTTTGCGTATCTACAAAAACTGATAAAGCAGCATTCTCAATGCTTGAAACAATTTTAGCAGATGGTCTATCTTGATACCCTCCACCAAATGACCATGTAATTATACTTACCAAGATTAATATTTTCAATTTCCCTCCTTGCCTGCCAGTTATACCCTGGGCAGGCTCAGGGCTATAATATCATGTAATTAAATAAAAGTATATTGGGGTCTGTATCACCACTACAGATTCAATGCTTCACAGGCTCTAATTAGATGGATGAGGTATCGTTATCTCTAGTTTATTTTACAACGAGTTTTCCAATCTGTTGGCTTTAGTTGTTTAACAACTTTAACTTGCAAGGTTTTTTGCATTTCCCCAAATTTATTATGACTTCCGCATCTCAGTCAGTGCTCGTGTTAATTCCATGCTGGCACGTCTGAGGGCAGCCGTTCGTTTAGTGCCATCGCTAAAGTAATCTCTTTTTGTGAGTTTTCCTCCTCTATCAATAAATGTTTGTGCTAAAAGTAGAGCTTCTTCAACGGCTTCTTTTCTCATTTAGTATCTCCTTTATTCTACTACTGTAGCAATATATAAGGTATTCCCACCTCTAACACTTTTAATCTCGACCTTGCAAGCGTCCCTATGGGCCATGAGAGCCGCTTTCTGTATCTTGGCAGCTTCCTCTGCCGTAACTGCATTGTAAGCCACGGCAATAGTAACCTCATATTTCACAGGTTCTTCTTTGGCCTTTTCCTCAGTTGCAATAGCTGATGTTGATAATAGCACTATGGACATGGTTAAAGCTAAAAATAGTTTCTTCATTTTAATTCTCCTTCATGATTTTGAGATATTCCTCTTTTTACTGCGCTCAATATAATAGCTTTTTCGTTGCAAGTAAGAGGACCGTAATTGTCTTTTGGTGAAACTATAGCTCTTAGGTTGCTTGCAAAATTATCATCTTGGAATGCTTTTATTATCCTGTCAATCAATTTATATGCCAACAGGAAAGCACTAAAGGCCAATAAATATGCCAAAATTGCTTTCATTGTCTCAAGCCCTAACCACAGAAAACCAAACTGTTTAGCTGCTCCAGTGGTTTGTGATATTGTGTCTAAAATAAGTTTTAATTCTTCCATTTTATGCCCCCTTTATTTATTTATTGGATAAAATATTCGCCTTAATTCCTTACGAGCCTCTTCTCTTGGGGTATTTGCTTCGCAAGCAGAATACCCAAAATTAAAAGATGCTTCTGCAATTCTATATGTCATGTCTACATCCTCAACTGTTTTAGGATCACTACATCCTAATAATAGGATTAGTATTGCTATGGCTAAAAATAGTTTCTTCACTTACTCCCTCCTTTCAGTTTCAGGTAATAGTCCTCTACATACTTCCTGTCTGCTTCAGGCATCTTTTCCAGTTGCGGGCTCAGGGCATCCATAAACTCGTCTAAATGCTCTGATGTTGCCGTATTAAGAAGAGCTATGGCATCCTTCGCTTCGTCTGGCAGAAGATAAAGTTTGCGGTTAGTAAATGCGTTTATTACTCTTGCTTTATCTTCTTTTGGTAACTTGTTAATGGATAATTCCTTTTCCCGATATAATTCTCTAAGTTCTGTTTCAGTCATCATACTGCTGGCAAGATCAATAATCTCATCAGCCGTAGGTTGTTTAATCGGTGGCGCAGGTTGTTTCTTTTGGTTAGTAGTTTTTTGTGTATTAGATTGCTTGCCCTGCTTATCATCAGCCTTACTATTATCTTGTGTATCAGGGTCTTTGGTATCATCTATAGCAAGCAACCCATTAACTGCATATTTTCTTGCATAACTTGATGTAGCACCTGTTACCTGTGCTTCGTCCATTCCTTTTTTAGACAGTGGTTCCCTCGCATAAGCCTTTGTCGATTTAACCAGGGTCATGTCAGGCCCATACAAAGACGCTTCAGCCACTACATAATACCTGTCACCTAATTGCCTGATTTCATCTCCTATAACGATAGAGCATTCAAGTTCCTCCAAAATAGGCTTGGCTGATTCAAGTATATCCTCCAAGCTTCTGTATTTAAATCCTCCAAACTCATTAACCTGTGACTTTGGGGCCTTCAGTCTTGACTGGATCTGTTGCAGTAAACTCATATCCCCTCCTTAAAATGGCACATCAGGATCTTCATGTCTATGGTAATCACTTGTCTCTTCCGATGTTTGTCCAATAATCTCTATAATCTGTGCCCTCAGCTTATCAAGATTATCCAATGCCTGTTCTGTATTACCAAGCATGACCTTAACCGGCATGGCTTGATAACTGCCGTCTTTTTTAGTCATTGGTACAGGGCCACCGGCATCTCTATCATACTGAGACGCTATTGCCCATTTGGTATAGATTGCATCATTCTTGGCAACTTGCCCTCCCACAATAGATATTTTCTCTTTGTAAATATCTATGGCAACGGCATCATAATCATTTACTTGTATCCACTCCATTTACATATCCTCCTTATTTTGGAATAATCCACATATTTTTGACACATCGCAATAGTGACAGCACCTTACAGATTCACCTGGTCTTGTAATTATTTCCCATTTCTTGTCTTTGATATTTTCCTCCCCCCATTTTTGGGCTTCTTCCATTGTAGGCAATAATCTCTTTGCTCTTTTCTGTCCCTTTATGGTTACGGCATATTGTGTTTTCTTTTCCCATCTCTCTTCAGCCGTGCATATCGGCAAATCTGTATCTGCCATATGTTCAGCTTCTTGGTGTATTTTTATGCGTTCTTTCATATATTCCCAAGTTTTCTCTGATTCCCATAATTTGACCGGCATAACGACTGCCTGTGTCTTTGGATAATTTGCTGATTTGCATACTTGATGTTTTGACCAATCCCTGAGTATGGCAATAATGGCAAGAGCCTTTACATCGAATGCATAGTAGCGCAATAATCCTGCATAACAATTCAACTGAGATTCCCATTCAGCTTTAACGCCATTAATGAATGACCAGACAGATGTTACTTTAAAGTCATAGAGAATTTCATCATAATACAGGTCTGGTTTGCCGGTTACAGTCCACCCAAACATTCCCATAGATAAAGGTTCTTCCTGAAGGGCATTGCCTACCTGGGCACGTTCCAGAATATAATGAACATTGGAACCTAATAACGGCCATATCCGGTCTGCAACGTCTATAGTTATATTATTCCCGTGCCGGATAGCAAGTTGCCTGATCCGTGGCGGTTGGATAAGACCAGTAACACTTATATCCCCCCGTTGGCTATAAGGATCATTGGTTACGGCACGGACAATAGGCAAGGGAAGATTAAGGCGATTAGTTATGTTCATTCTACATCAACCCCTATTTCTTTGAGCGCAGAAATTACTTTTTTCAATTTGTCAACGGTCAGTGAATACCAGTCATAATTCTCTATCTTTCTGACAAGGACACGTTTTGTTTTCCAATCCTCTTCTTTTCTTAACTCTTCATCATGTGCATTAGTCCAAGGTTCAACACTTGATCTCAAAAGCCCATATTTACCTACTTCATTTCCTGTTTCGATAGAATATCTTGCACAGCTGTTATCAACTTCTAATGAGGTCAGGAAGATTCGAGTTACTTTGCATTTTATAAGACTGCCAAAACCTCTCATTGCAACAACATCACCAACCTTTATATTCTCGAATTTCATATCTATACCTCCAACCAGCAACCCGGATTTTCTTTATCATAAGAATACCATTTTTTATCTTTTATCCACGGCCACGGAATTAGGATGTCCATGTTATCATCTTCAATTACACCATGAGCCACTAACAGGTCACATATAATCTGAGTCGCATTATTGAAATCAAACTTATGTTTCGTCCCCCGGACAAAATGAAATCCTATTACATAGGGAGGATATTTTGTGGTCAACTGCACTTTTAGAGGAACGACAAGTTTCTCAAAGATATTTTCCCTGTTCTTATAATTTTCATAGGACTTATACCTTGTCGAATAACTTTTTATGCCAAGCTCACGCAAGTATTTCTGAACGGTCTTGGACATAAATACTCCCCGTGATGTAGCTATTTTGCTGTTCTTTAAGGATGGCACATTACCTGGAATGAAAACTTGCATTATTTATCCTTTACATCTTTCTGATCTTCAATCCACCTGTCCACGTCATTTAACAGGCTATAAGGCCCGTACATGAACTTAGTGTTTTTAGGCTTAGGCTCCGGTAATTCTTGCCAATATTCATATAGCACATTACCTATTTTTGTTTTAAGTTCTTCTAATGTCATGGCTCCTCCTTAGCGAGACAAATAATCATTGCACATATCTCTCAATCTTGTCGCATCCTCATCACGCATTATCCATACATCCCAATGTCCATACTGGCATTTATAGCCGAACATATACTTGAGACCGATCCATATCCTCTTCCACCAAGGCCGCCACTGGTTAAGATATATTTCAGTATAAATGCCGGGATCTTCCGGGTCTTTATTCACTATAAAACGTAGAGTATGTTCACTTGCTCCACATCCACATTCAAAGAAATAAGTTCCGTCTAACATGTTCTCACTCCGTAGCAACAAAGAACCGACAACCACCTTCCCAATCTTCTTTGTTCCAATCACCATAATTGTGCCATTTGTCGGGCTGTTCACCGTAGTACTTCCAAATTGGACATTTGCGTGGTCCTTGGTCATGGTGACAATAACAACTATGCCCATCCACAATATTCCCAAACCTGCACGGCGATTGGTGTTGATCTTCCTCAACCATTTCAACGAGATTCACAATATTCATTTTTTATTTTTCCATAGCTTAACTGTTGGCATCAAATCGCATCGATTCCAGCCGTTCCAGTTGTTTACGCAAGCTGGCAATTCTCTTTTTACGCATTACTTCAGCACGTTCTACAGCTTGTTCCTTGGTACGATGCCAATTACGGCCCTCGCCATGCAGGTATTGCAATATACCAATCTTAACTAATTTATCACCAACTTCTTCTGCCTCTTGTTCTATTAATCCTTTAGTAAGGGCGTGTTTGCTATTCCAAATCTTAATCGTTTTTTTCATTTCTATTCCATCCTCTCTGCCCGTTTCTTCCAAAAAGCAGCAAAAATCACAACATCCATCTTCGGGATCTCTATGCCGTTTATGAAGTTTGCACCAACCATCACTAATATAAACACCATGTTCATTCGCATTAACCTCATACAGCGCAAGATAGTGTTTACAAAAATCACATACCGCAAAATGTTCTGGATCACATTTTGGACATAGTGTTGCCATTATCCATCCCCTATTCTTTTCTCCATAGTTTACAAACTTGTCCGTCTCTTCCAAAATACTGGTTGCCACTCTCGTCTTGCCAAGCTACCAACGTGCCATGATGACCCATAGCCTTTCTTATTCCCTGATCTTTGCATACCTCACAGCCGGAAGATACCCTTGGCTCATCCTGAAGTAGAAAGAGCAGGAGAATAAAGAATAGCAAGACAGCGAAAATGGTAAGGAAATTATGAATCATTTTTCTCTATCTCTTTAATTTTTCTGAGCATTACCATCCAAGGATAAAGACCCGGCGTTCTTTCCCCCTGAGCTATTTTAAACACCCACGAGGGATCACATTTAAGCAATTTCCCTAATTTTATTCTTGCTTTTTTGTTGGCCGGGCCATGTATTCCCCCTCCATAATGTTTGATGAGACGCCTCATCATAGCCGATGTTACGGACCTATTCATGCGTTGTGATTCTATAATTTTTTTATCCATGATTCTATCATACACTTTATTTTTATCTTGTCAATAAAAATCGTTGACAATAAAAAAGATTGTAGTATGATTAAATAAAATGGAGGTTTGAATGGAACAAATACCGTTTCCGAATAAAAAATATCAGATTATTTATGCTGACCCACCGTGGGATGTTAAAGCTGGCCCCGATTGGAATAGTAATGGGAAATCAAGAAACTTAGTTTATCCAACAATGGATATAAATGATATTATAAATATGCCTGTTTCCCAAATTGCCGATAAAAATTGTCATCTATATTTATGGACAATAAACAAATATTTAAAAGAAACTTTTGATGTTTTAAAAAATTGGGGATTTAACTTTTCGTGTATGCTTACTTGGTGTAAGCCTCCGCACGGGATAGGGCTTGGTGGAACTTTTATACAAACAACAGAACACTTATTCTTTTGCAGACGTGGAACGCTAAAAGCAAAAAAAAGAATAGATACAACTTGGTTCGAGCATAAAAGACATGCTCATTCTGTAAAACCTCAATTTTTTAGAGATATGATTGTTTCTGTTTCTGGTGATTTACCTCGTATTGAATTATTTGCAAGACAAAAAACCGAAGGATGGGATGTTTGGGGCAATGAAGTATGAAAATCTATCAACCAACAATCTGCCCAAAGACCGGTTGTCCTACCTCGGTGGCCGTATGTGCCAACTGCGCGAGGGATTGCCGGTTTGCGGGCAGGAAAGGGAGGGGGAGAAAATGACAACCTTAACGGAATTAGAAAACATAGTTCGACTGAGGTACCAAGACAAGTCCTGTACTAATTGCAGGTATTTCCGAGTATTTTTTTCTGAAGACGGAAATAGTGCTGATACTTCAGAATGTTTACTTTTAGGAAGAACGATGGGTATTGGTGAAATGTGCTATTTATATGGATGGGGAAGAGGAAGAATATGTGATGGATGGAAGAAAAGACCAAAAACGTGGAATATTGATGTTTCAAAGAACCCTCACTTCCATGATCCTTATTTAACAAGAAAATATCAGCAACAATTACGGAGAAGAGTTGGGAGAAAGGGAGGGGGAAAAATTGAAATAGAGCTTAATTGCAAAATAATAGAAAGAAATTTGTATAGAGTATCTACTGAATCAGTGAAACAACCTGAAATCAAGTTTTGCCGAATTTGTGGTACACCACTGGATGTTACGGAATGAGAAAAATACCTGAGTATGATACACCAGAAGGTTTTGTCTGCCCTGAATGTGGGCAACCCTGCAAGATTGTTGCGTTACAGAACGAGTTTGACTATGCAGGTCACGGCCTGCCAGGTACACATTACCCTGATACATGGGGTGATCCAATGACTGATTGTTGTGGGGCTTCGGTGGAGTGGGAATGGTGCATGGGGGATTATGAGTAATGAGAGAATTTGAACATCCAAAGGAGTTGGATACAGATAAACCCCGTCGTTGTGTTGTCTGCGGAAGCTTAACAAAAACAGTTTTTAATATCCAGTTGATGGCAATACCTGTTTGCGAAACATGTGCAAATACTATTACACTACAACAAGTGCAGCATTTAGTTACCAAAAGGGGGAATATATGAAACACAAGCAAAACATAAGTTTTTATCTTACAACAAGCATCGGCAACTTGGACAATACGGTAGAGATAGAGGAAGATTTTGAAACACATGATGACCTTAAATCTGCTATTGAAAATGCGAAAAATGAAACAAAAGAACATGGGATAAGAACATATGTTTACCATTGTGTGCCGCTTATCCGTGTAGATAGAGGAAAGTTGAGAGTTACAAAATTATAATAAATCTTTTACTCTAATCTATTAGCAACAAACTAACTTGTGACTCATATTTTCTGATTTATGAGACATAAAGGAGAAAAGTATTGTTATACGCCCGTCAGTGGATGATCCCGTGCGCTTGGCCATTCTAACCCTGGGTACGGCTTGAGACGACACTTACAGGGTTTAGGTCTCAAGGGCCAGATGGGAATAACCCAGTACCATTAAACACGGTGAGAAACGGGGCGTATAACAATTTTAAGCAACTGTGGGGGGTGCTGACAGCCGAAATTGTAAAACCGGAACAATGAAGGTCGCTTTGCAAACGGCCTAATCTGGAAAGGGCAGCGGTAATGATGGTATGTGCACAATGGTTACTGTCGCCCCGCCCAGAGTTGCTTAAAGGAAAAATAAAGGAGGAATTATGGATAAAGAAATAATAGAAGCATTATTGGAAGCACAGATAGTCATGTGCCGAGCTTCAAACTTGATGTGTACCTGTGATGATGGAGAGATGTATAAGCACGGAAACGAACTATGGAGAGCGGCTTTGATGATCGAGGATTGGTTAATGAATCAATAGAAAGGAGGCATAAATGATCTTTTGTTTTGATGTAAAGCATAACTTAACATATATGGAATTAGTTGTAATGGCTGATAGTACCAATATTTCAAGTGGGTTGCTTGATGAACTGGAGTCAATAGACTTAGCGAAAGAACTAATATATGCGGCCGGGAAACTACTACCTGAAGGTACTGAAGAAATTAAAGAACGCTTATGCAAAGCAAGAAAAGATTTATAATCTATAAAATAACTTGACATATTCTGCCAAAGATAGTATCAATCTATTATGCTGATTAAACTGGAAATTCCTATAAACCTATAATTTAACGCACCAGATCCCGGTTAACCGTGAGGTATCGGAATCTCTCCTCTTTCCAGTTGAGATCAGCAGGTCTGGTGCGTTTTTTTGAGGTGTCTTTATGACAAAACTATTTATTCCCTGGTCCCGCATTCTTTATATTTATGAAGAAAAAACAGCAGCGTCAACTTCTTGCCATGTTGTATTGGAGGGGCAAAAAGACGAATTTGTGATTTTAGATGATTTTGAAAATATTCAACGGCAAATACGAGAGAAAGGGTTGCAGGGCTTAAGGACGTTTATGTGAAAAATGGCTATACCAAAATACCAGGCGGCTACATTTTACAACCAAGAAGATTGGATGAGTCTGAGGTTATGAAAGAGCCACCTATTGTAAGAGAACTGTGGCTCTATCTTATTAGAAAAGTAAACTGGAAAGATGGTAAACTTCCGAGGGGCACAGGGTTTTTCAGATTTGCAGATATTCAAAATGACCTTTGCTGGTATGTCGGTTTTCGTAAAATGAAGTATTCAAAACCACGTCTTACGAAGGCTCTACGAAGGTTATGTGAAGGCAACATGACGGAAACGATGAAGGCAACAAGGGGAATTGTTATAACTATCTTAAATTATGACTATTATCAAGACCCTAATAATTATGAAGGCAACAATGAAGATCCCATGAAGATCTTACGAAGGTCAAAAGGTCGAAACACTATAATAAAAGAAAGAGAAGAAGTAAAAGAAGAAAAAGAAAATACGTTACCTGATTTTATTCCTGAAGAGCTTTGGGAAGATTTTAAAGAACATAGAAACAAACTCAAAGGAACAATGACTAAGAAAGCAGAAAAATTAAATATCGGAAGAATTGAAAAATTTAGTAGTGGAAATCCTAAAATAGCCAGAGCATTAATTGAACAAAGTATTGAGAATGGATGGAAGGGTATTTTTCCACTTAAAGATCAACCGGCACAATCTACGGAAGAAATTTTCCCATATTGAGGTAGGCAATGAAAAAAACTTTTACTGATTATGGAATCCACCTTACTAATACTTCGGGGCATGAAAGAACTTTGTGCCCTTCGTGTTCTGCCACTCGTAAAAAATCTAAAGAAAAATGTTTATCTGTAAATATAGATGAAGGTTTGTGGTGTTGCCACCATTGCGGATATTCAGGTTGTATCAAAAAAACCAAGTCAAAATATATTATACCTACTTATCAACCAACCCCATTAAATAACGAAGCTATAAAATTTTTTAAAGACAGAAAAATTTCAGATCATGTATTGGCACAAAACAATATTGGTTTAAAAAATAATGACATTTGCTTTCCATATATCAAGTCGGGGCAAACAGTTAATATCAAACATAGAGGAATAAATAAAAAGTTTTATCAGATTTCAGGGGCAGAACCATGTCTTTATAGATTTGATTTTATTTCTATGCTTGATGGACCTCTCGTAATTACAGAGGGTGAAATGGACGCTCTTGCTGTGCAATCTGCAGGATGGGATAAAGTCACATCTGTTCCTAATGGTGCAATCAATCCAGGCACAAAGTCCTTTGATAGTGCTTTTAATTTTATGGAATCTGCAGAAAACATAATTAACCAATGTACTCAGATTATTCTTGCTCTCGATGATGATGGCCCTGGGCAAGCTATGGCAGCAGAAATGGTAAGGCGTATAGGCCCGGAAAAGTGTTGGATAGTTGAATATCCAGACGGATGCAAAGACTCTAACGATGTTTTAATGAAATATGGTGCTGATATTCTTCTTGATTGTATCAATAATGCAAAGCCTTGCCCGATGCAAGGTCTTTATCGGGTTAAAGAATATGAAAAACAAATAATGGATCGGGTTTTTGATAAAAGAGAGGCAAAGATAAAAACGGGGTGGTCTTTTTTGGATCAACATTATTCTCCACAATTAGGACTTTTTACAGTGATAACCGGTATCCCCGGTTCTGGGAAAAGCAGTTTTGTTGATAATTTAATGCTTAACATTAACAGACTGAATAATTGGAAATTTGCTGTCTTTTCTCCCGAAAATTGGCCTATAGACAGGCATATCGTTTTGTTGTTACAAAAAATGTCCAGTGGGCGCACGGCAGAAGAATTATGCAGATATGATGTTACCAAAGGAATTGAGCACCTTAATGATTTTGTATATTTTATATATCTCAAAAATAAATTGTTGAATCTTGATGATATTCTTGCCAAGGCAAAGGCTGCTGTTTTTCGGTATGGGATTAAAGGATTAGTGATTGATCCCTGGAATGAAATTGAACACCAATATAAAAATATGTCGGAAGCTCAATACTTGGCACAATCTTTATCTAAAATCAGAGAATTTGTAAGTACTAACCAAGTTCATGCTTGGATAGTAGCCCATCCAAGAATATTACATAGAGATCAAGATGGTAAATATTCTCCACCTACCATGTATCAAATTAGCGGAGGTGCACATTGGAGAAACAAGGCAGATTTTGGTTTGTGCCTACATCGTAAAAAGGATGGCAGCAACATTACAACGGCCTATATCCAGAAAGTACGTTTTGCTGATCATGGAAAAGAGGGATATGTTGACATGATGGTTCGTTCTAATGGAATTTTTTATGAGGTAGTTAAACATGATTAAACTTTACAAATTTATGGCAGATTTACTCTCATCTTTGCCATATACCCGGACGACAAGCTTATGGGTTGACTGGCTATTGCAGCAATACGAATACAAGAAAGCAGAAACAAGGGGAAAAATATGCTGACAAAAACATTGAAATTTGAAGATGATGTGCTTGAAGTTTTAAAAGCAATGGAGTGGAGCAATGACGGTTTGCATGGAGTTCTTGTCGGTCAACTTGATCGTAAACTTTATGAGCGTGTAAATAAGGCTCTAAAAGCTATGGGTGGTAAGTGGAATCGTTCTGCAAAGGCTCATATATTTAAGCTCGATCCACGCTTACAGGTTGTTGGTTTACTGGATAGCGGAACTTTAACTGTAGAACGTGATGGGTTTTTTGAGACACCTCTTGAAGTAGTAAATAGAATGATGCTTTTTGCTGATACAAGGCCTGGAGATATTGTATTAGAGCCGTCTGCCGGTTTAGGGGCTATTGCCAAACATATTAAGTCAACTGGGGCAGAAATCTTTTGCGTTGAAAAAAATGAACAGCGGGCAAAAGCACTTTCTGAAATGGGTTATCAAGTAATGAACGAAGATTTTCTTAATATCAAGCCTGAAAGAAAGTACGATGTTGTTGTAATGAATCCACCATTTGAAGAATTGCAGGATATTTCTCACGTTATGCACGCTCATAAGTTTTTAAAAGATGAGGGTGTTCTTGTATCTGTTATGGGTGAAGCTGCTTTCTTCCGAAGCAATACGAAGGCAAAAGCGTTTCGTGAGTGGTTCAATGAAATTAGTGGATATTCAGAAAAATTATCAGAAGGATCATTCAAGGGAAGTGGTACTGGCGTAAATTGTCGTATTGTTGTTATTGAGTATATAGCGGAGGCATAAATGGACCCGGAACACATATCAACTATTTTACCGAGCGTGTTAAAACGCATAAGGGAGGGACAAAACATGGATAAGACTAAATCAGGACTGAGCCAGCCGAAAATCGTAACTTGCAATATCTGTGGCAATGAATGGCCGTACTATGGTGCAGACGATAGCAAAATTAAGTGTCCGAAGTGTGGGAGTAATGAGAGTTTCAGCATAAGGGGGGACTATGGACGATAACCTACAGGATTTACAACATAGAATGGCTGTTTTAATGGATCGGATGTATCTTAAAGGCAAGGCCGATGCTTACCGTGATTGTGCCTCACGGTTAAAAATGCTATCAGTTTTAAAGCCTGAAAGTATAACCAAACAACGAATTTTGCATGAAATTGAGATTCAGGCAATACTTTGTCTTAAAAAATGCGAAAACACGATAGAAGAGTTCATTAAGAGATGATTAAGTCCGTAACCATAAAAGACAAGAAGGGAGTACTTCTATTCAAAATAATTCATCATAAATCAGGGTTTTATGACATGATTAAGCACCCATCTTTGCAAGATTTTGTTGTAGAGGTGCGTGATGAAAAAGGGCATAAAGTTATTTTCAGCAAGGAGGAGGCGAAACGATGATTGAGCTAAAGAAGGGTGAGGCAAGATTGTGCTATAAGACTATTGTGGGGGAAGTAAATGCCGAATTAGATAAAGACATAGTCAATGTGATGGAATCCCACGGATATTATTTATGGGAGTTGGGATTTGACATGAGAACCGACACAAGGGATTTAGTTTTTAGTATGGAGAGGTGGAAACGATGACACGAGAAAAAGCTGATGTTTTGGAAGAAAATGCTCAACTAAAAGAACAGGTAAAGCAATTACAGGAATGCTGTAATCGGCGACAGGACATCATATATAACGACATGCTTTTATGGAGAGATATTGACCGCGAAATGGGGGATGTCCCTTGTTCTGTTTGTGGTGGTGCAGGAGTTCGTGCTTATGGCGATACTTCACTTTGGGGAGGCGGTGCAGGTGGGCAGATGGTTACTTCCGGGATATGTGATATGTGCTGGGGTAGTGGGAAGGCAAATAAACCGTGGACGAATTTGCGGAAACTAAAAGAGAAACTGGAGAAACAAGAGAAGGAGGTTTTAAATTTCTCAAAGGATAGGCTTATACCGTGAAAACTCATCAGGATTCAATTCTCACACATGGGAACGTGTGTTGTGTCATGTTTTGGGACAGAAAAGTTTTAAAAGACGAAAGTGCCCATAGAAAAGGTTCGTCAGTATAGTCACATTCAAACAAAAACAGGCATAGAAGACGATGAAATTCAAAATGAGTAGGTTGGGTCACATTTGGGATAAGAACGTCTTAAAACGCAAATTTAGGAGGTAATTTGAAATGGAAACAGTATTGGTATTTGTAGGTTTGAAAGTTGCTGAGATACTTGCATTTATTTTTATTCCTTATTTTTTGGGAAAAGGATTAATTAAGATTCCCAAGATGTACGAATTTTGGAATGAACCTAAAGAAAAGATGCCAATATGGATATTGGGATCACTGTTTTTACTTGTAATTTTTTTATTTGGATCGTTAATAGCGATTATGTTTGAACTTAATTGGCAATGGGCCTGTAAAATTGTATCTTAATTATGGTGAAGAGATTCGCCATGACTTAGACCAAATTGAAGATGCAATTAGGAATTATCGACCTGATAAGGCTTTGTCTTTAATCGATGAATGCAAAAAGTATTATTGAGGACAAAAAGAAAGCCCCCCTGCTTTACAGCACGAGGGGCTAAGGAGGAAAGGGAGAAGAAAGTAAATATAGTCTATATACTATTTTCTTTCTTGTCAACTAAAAAAGGAAAATTATCTATGGAACTAAATAAAAGGATGAAATGGCTTAAATTTTATGGGTGTTATCCGTCAATTTATATGCGTGGTGATATGTGGCGAGCACATGTAAACGCTTGTGGTAATTTTTGGGCAGATGCAAAAACACCACATGAAGCACTTGAAAATGCTGTAAAATTATGGGAGAGCAAAGGGCGTCCGATGGATGGAATGGCAAGTAACTAAAATAATAGACCCCTCATTTGTATCAGCAAACAAGGGGTCATCCGCCTATGCTATAAACGGGATAAAGTTGGATTTTCCGGTAAACATCGTAAACTGTCGCGATCAGTACCAACCCTGTACGATGTCACAGTCCCCGTATATATATTTTATATATAGTATTAATTTTCTTCATTGTCAACTTTTTCGATTATCTTTATCAGGCTCCCTGCCACGATCATGGCACCTCCAGCCATGAGTAATCCACTATTAGCATCAAAGTCCTGACCCCAGAATAGGGCCAGTGTCATAAAGGAAAAGCCTAATAAAATTCCACATATACGAAATAGACTTATCATATTAGTTTAACTCCTTTAGATATTCCATAATTGGATCAACTTTAGGCGGCTTATCCCTGTTGTGTGCTTTTTTTACACACTCAAGACAGGTATTCTTAGAGCTTTTTATGCCATTGCCAAATTGATTAATTGGTTTGATTTTTCCGCATACCGCACAAGTTCTGGTGTTCATAGTATCATATCCTCCTGTTCGCATATCGCCTGATTTGGTCTATTTCAGGCAATATTTCCTCAGTGACGTACTCCGGCCCTGCCCATGATACAAGGTCATGGATATAGGCTTGGATTTGTGCAACAAGATATATATTTCCTTGTTGCTCAGTATAGGGTTTTTTGTATCGTCTTGCCCTCTCGCTCAGCAGGTCCAGAACATGGTCAGGGACTTTGAGACGGCCTGATCGATAAGCAAATATAGTCGATTCAGCAAGGCCGGTTAACTTGGCAAGCTCCTTGTTGCGTACCCTTGCCCTTGATTGCAAGTTTCTCAAGCTTCTGGCTTGGTCAACAGCTTTTAACATGGCTCCTCCTTTATTCTGACCTTAGTGCTTCCTCTGGTAATTGTATAATAAATCATTAACGATTTGGCCTGTGTTAAATTTGTGATGTCTTCACCCCACCACGTTTTATCACAAAACAACTCTTCTTTTTCCCCTTTCCAGGGGATTCCCCAGATTGTATATTTAATTTTTCCCATAGTTATCCTCCGAGCCTTTTAGTGCCATGCTCAGGGCGTTGGAATTAGTCTGATAATACTGGCAATCTGTTTAAAATATCGCTAAACACAATCATGTTTTGCTCTATCGTACAATCTTTGCGGATTGATTGCCCTGTTGCTAATTGGTATTCGGGATTGGCCGGTTTATCCTTGGCAATGATTATGCCACCATCATGTTGGGATGTTGCCGGCAAGTAATACAGGTAATAATTTTCGTAAATGTTTTCGGTTTGTTTTTTGAACCATTGCTTGAGTTCAGTGTGAAATCGATCTTTAATGTCTCTAAGGTTTTTCATCTCTTTTTCTCCTTTTCAATCGGTTACATTTTGTAACCGACTCACTATATGAAATAAGTTATAAAACTAAAATTATTACTGTGTCGATTAGGCGATAGTAGCGCAAAGCCCTTGCCGTAACGTCCTTGATATTCCCGGACGTATGGTCCTGCCTTGCGTGAGACGTATTCATTTGCCAAGGCAGTATGCAGTTGTCGCACCTTTCCGGTTCTTACCTTGTTTTTGAGCGTTGTAAGGTTCATTACTTATTTCTCCTTTTCCTTTAGTGTATTCTATCTCCGCTCCAGTCCAGGACCAGAGCCCTGAACTGAGACTGAAACAGATTAAATATATCCAAGGGCAGATAGCCATGAAGGGTATCCATGTTTACAAGTTCCGTCCGGTTCTACCCAGCATCCATCAATGGCTTTACACCCGCCTTCGTCGCACCACTTTTCCATCGTAGCAGTGGACGGCTTTTTTACCTTAACTGCATCGGGGATGCTTTGCAGGCACCGCTCCATCGTGATGCCTTCTTTCAGCGTGATTGCTCTTCCAAGTCCTCGTGAATACACTGTTATTTTAGCCATATTTCCCCCTTGCCCTGATTTCTCAGGGCTTGTTGTTAATCGTATTCTTGGCTTGCAATATCGTGCCAAAGGTCATTTTGCAGATCATGGTCTTCAACCCGCATTATATCGCCGTCTTCCGTATATAGTTCAAAATACGGGCGAATCTTCTTTTTATTTTTCTTACTAATTGCAGATGCAAGTAATTGGTATGCTATCTGCTCATTTTTTTCGTTAACCCACAATTCTACTTTCAATTTTCCCCCCTTGCCCTGGTTTCCCAGGACTGTTTGATAGTTTATTAAAGCCCTAATTTTCCATCCATCTCGGCCTTAAGGATTTCTAAGGCCAAGCGAACATCATAGTAACGGTCTACTATGTCTTTATGTTCGGTTAATTTAAGTACGTCTTTTGTTAAAAAATGGACTGACGGACTTTCCATAATTTCTTGTCTTGTTTTAGTAGTCATTTTTTATTTCTCCCTTGATTAATTGTTAAAACCAAAGCTCTATATATAGGATGAGCTTTCGTGCTAATAATTAATCCTTTCCAGTCTGTGTGCTCATCCCTTGTTTCCCCTGATATTCTTTGTCAGTCACAGAGGCGATTGCGTGGTTGGTCTGGCCTTACCCAGCTCATTGTGTTGTTGATTCCTTTATACCAATATCTATTTACTTTGTCAACACTTATTTAGAGATATTTTAAAAATAATTTAAAATAAATGACAAGTGCTTGTAATGACAAGGGATAAATCTTTTGAATTGACAAACTGATAATCATGGTCTATATATAAGGATATGGGACGACAACCGAAACCAAAACAGAAATACACCATACCGCAAGAGGATCTAATAGCATCTCTGTCCACCGGTGAGACTCAACTGTCCCTGGCCAAGAGATACGGCATATCACAGCCCACAGTGTCACATCTGGCCGCAAGAGTTAAAGACCAGATCAAAGCAGCCCAGCTACGCCTAATTAATGAGGGTGTGGATAAAGCAATCGAAAACCAGTTGACTAAGATCAGGATAGGGAAAGACCTGATAGCCTCAGCTACTAACCCAGGAGATGCCAAGTATTCCAAGGGCCAAGTTATCCCAGGTGTAGATAACGCAATAACATTACAACTGGCCGATAAAGTTGAGGAGAGAGTATTAAAAATGGCAGGCATTCTACCTGCACAAGCTTCAATAGTACTTCAACAATTGTTCCTATCCTCCCAATCTACTGTCTTTTTATCCCCTGCGGTATCTCAAGCTCTTAAGGGATTTTCTACTCAACTACAGGATCATGATGTAATAGACGTAACAGATGAATCTGATGACGAGTAGCACGATACCACGTATCTATTGAGTATCAGGACCTGCCAAGTTATCCATAATATCTCATATCACCTAAGTACTTGTTATCATTACATCACCTGAGTCGTGTAACGTACATTAGTTATGAGATCCAGATAAGGGTAGTGGGGAGGGGACCGGTTTTTGGCTATCCGCTCAGAGAGTAGATTACCTTCCCTACCTACACACATACACTTATTTTATTTATTCTTTACTCACACACGCTCATTCATTTCATTTATCTCTATCTACACACATACACACATATATTTACTCGTATTAACGTAATATATATTGACAAAGTAACAAGTAAGGTATATAAATACAGGTATGAAAAAGTTATTGAGGAAGGATATGGCTGAGTTCTTATCCACCACCGAGCCTGATGAGTGTTGGTTATGGCAGGGTGAGGTGGATGAGAAAGGTCAAGGTGTCTTCAACTGCGTCTATCCGGGTGGACATCAAAAGTTCCCTGCTCAAAGATCGGTTATGATAGTCTTCGGTCCTGAACCGGTCTATGGTCATGAGCGTGTAGTTGAGACATGTGGAAATAAATTGTGTTGTAATCCTAAGCACTTACGTAAGGTCAAGATAGTTAAGTGTTTGATATGATTCAGTTTTTGCTGAGAGTCTGCTTCGCTTTTGAATTTAAGGTTCCGTGCAGTTTAAGGGGATAAACGAAATAGCTCCGGGCGCCTTAACGAAGTTAAGTACCATGAGAATTTAAAGCTGTCAAGAGAAAAGTGAAGATATTATGAATTATTTTTTAAGGAGGGTAATAGGTAAAATGGTTAATTGTGGTATGGCAGTAAGGACTGAGGCATATTTAAACGAGTTAAGACGGGAGGGACCTGATGGAAAGAACTTATACATTGGCTCAAATTAAACAAGCATTCTGGAGCAATTTTCATTGTATGGGTGATGTATGGTTTGGGTACTTGGGTACTGAAGAGGAAAATGAAGAATCAACTCAAACCGAATGGCAAGAGTTTTTGGAAATACTTAATGAAATTGATGAAGCATCTAAGGGAGGGGTCTAATGATAGTATATGATTTGGGAATAAGTATGAAGACAATAGATGAAGTTATGGATCAGCGGGAAGAAATCTTGCGAGCGTTTATTGCCAAATATGGCTATGAACCTGATAAAGTAATGCAGGTGGAGCAAAGAATGTCTGATGGTTCGGTACGATGGTTTGTATGCCACAAGAGTGTGCCTGGGCTTATAGAGGTTTGAAAGAACACAGAAGAGGGAAAAAGTCTGATGGTAGAGCGTACTCTTATTACACAATGTTATTGCTGTAAATGCAGAGAGCTTAAAACAATTTGTGAGTATACAAGTATACATGATGGGGATTTATTGCCTGTCGTTAATGTGCTAAGCTATGTCTGGAACAAGTTTATTATTGATAATAGAGAATACTATGTTTGCCCGGATCATAAGCTTAAAATCAATATTTTTATAGATGGCGAAGAATATACACTAAAACGGGAGGGGTCTGATGAGTAATTTACTGATGGTGTTAGTATTTGGTATGGTTGTCTTTTTAAGTTGTTCATCTGTTTGGGGGAATGACGATCTGGTATTGGAAGACAGTCAATCTCTTTATGTGACTAAATCTGATAATAAAGTTTTTGATTATGAAATACAATCAATTTCTTCAAGTCATGCTATTACTTTTACGCATCCTGATGGCAGAGAAGCTATAATTGATTTTGGTAAGGATGGCAAAGTCTCTTACAGTGGGGAACTTCCTGTTGATGAATCAGCAAAGTTATTCTTTGAGGCATTCGGTAATTTGATTGCTGGGGCACTAAAAGAGAAACATGAAGATTAAATTCTACAAACAGAAGACTGCCAATAACTTCAACTGGGCTACTCCACCGGAGATAGATACTTTCTATGAGCCGAGGGTAGGTGATAGACACCAGTTATCAAGACACGGCAAGTTATGGGAAATTGTTGATGTGGCATGGTGCTTTGAGAAGGGGAACAAGTTCAGCCATTTCAGAGCGGAGGTAGTGTAAAGGAGGTGATGCCTGGTGGTCAAGGTTATGAGTACGTTCCTGTTATTCCTGGTCTTGACGTTGTTCCAAGTGGTTAGACTGAGATAAAGAGGGGGTGATGCTGTAACATGGAGGCTTGTTATGCCGAAGAAACTTGATCGTTGTGTAAAAAAGGTTAAGGCTAAGAATAAGAAGAACAAAAAAAAGGTTAACCCTTATGCTGTTTGTTCTGAATCAACAGGTTATGTTAAAAAGAAGGGTGGTGGATGGAAAAAGAAAAAGAAGTAACAGGTTCTAAGGAGAAAATAAGAGTATATATAGATACAAGATATTTTACAGAGCTTGACTTGGAAAAAGAATCAGATACTATGGAAGTGAATGAAAACAAGCGACAATGTAAAAGACATACAGCAACTTAATGATTTATCTGCCATACTGGTAGATTTTAAGACTACATGGCAGTTGCAGAAGTTTTTACGGATGCCCCAAAGAATTGTAGCCTTGTTCACGGGGAACCAGGCGATGAAAACGAGTTCTATCTGTTTTCAGTATGTTCTGAGATGTTTTGGTCGTCACCCTGTTCCCAAAAAGAATGTAGTTTACTTCGAGTGCAGTTCCAGAAACAAAGATAACCTTGCTCCTCATGGTTGTTATAAGTTCAAAGACAGTGGTGTAATTGTCCAAGGATGGGAGCGTGGCACATGGAATGTTGATACTGTGCCTAAAGATGGCAAGTGTCCATTCTGCGGCAAGCCTGTTGTTATCCACCAGCGCAATTCAAAGAAAATAAGACTGTGTGCTGAAACTTTGCCGGGGGATAAAGAATCTGCCTCGGAAAATTCTACTATAAGCGCAGAAACAAAAAACACTGTATATCCTGAATTAAAGAGGTGGCTGCCGCCCTTTTTGATTAGAAGAGATATAACTTTCAGAAATCCAGCCCTTATTGTTGTTGATCCCTTGAAAGGACTTGAATTAAACGGCACAAAGAATACCAGCGATGACATAATTTTTGATTTTGTGTCATACAATCAGTCTATCCAATCCACTGCTGGTATCCAGAGAATGAGCATTTTCCTTGATGAAGAAAGCCCTAAAGACTTTTGTGATGAACAGTTGCCAAGGCTTATTGCTGAAGATGGTGATTTGCTGATAGGTCTTACTCCGGCGCATCAGATGTCATGGACGTTTGATGACGTATTTGAGAAAGCTCAGATATATTACAGGACCCCAAAGGTATGTGAATTTCTCAACAGTACTGACAAGACAAAGAAGTATGATCTTGTTGAAATTACGGACAGTCCTAATTCTATAGGTGTGTTGCAGGCATCGACTTATGACAACCCTACTCTTGGAGCGCAGGTTATAGAAGAGATGTTTTCGTCAATAGATGACCCTGATGTCTTTGCGACGAGGTGTTACGGCATACATAAGCAGGTTTCAGGCCGTATTTTCAAGAATTTTGACTACAGAATACATTATATCGATTTCGACAAGTATTTTCCAGACGGCATGTTCCATGAGTGGAATCATTACAGGATGATAGATTACCATTCTCATAACAAGTGGGCCTGTTTATGGATGTCTTTAAGTCCTTGGAACGAGGCGTTTATATGGCATGAATGGTCCCCTGATCCTGAAAAAATGACTACGAGGATGATTTCAAATGAAATAGCCATACTTAGTGGTAATTACAGTTTTAAGCTGAATCTTATTGATGCTCTGGCGGCAACGACTCAGACAAATACTGCTACGTCAACACTTGATGACCTTAATGATTTGTTTATTGAACTGAAGAGAAACGGAATATGTACCGGAGGTTATTGGGAAACGTGGGATACTAAGGGCATAAGGGGACGTGAAGTAGTAAGGGAACGTCTTAAATACGCAAAAGAGCGCAATAAACCATTTAATAATGTAGTGGAAAAAGATGGTGTTAAAAGATATTTGCCTACTCTATGGATTTCAAACAGATGTCCTGAAACAGCAAGAAGTCTAAAGCAATGGAGACTTGAAAGCTACACTGCAAGTGCATCTAATATAAACAAAGACAGAAAAGAAACACCTACGCAGAAATGGAGTCATTTTTGTACTGCATTAGAAGCTATATTTAAAGACGAAAGGGTAAAACCACCAGTATCATCTTATAAACAAGTTACAAAACAACCACCGAAATATTTTCATGGGAGGAGGTCAATAAGGATATAACATGCCACTTTATGAATACTATTGTTTGGAATGTAAAAAGATATATGAAATACAAGTTCCATTAAAAATACTTGACAAAAGTATAAAGTGTCCTTATTGTAAAAAAAAATTAACTAAACGTATTTCACCTCCAAAACTTATAAAGGTGAATTAAGATGTCTAACAAGCGCAATAAAGAAGCGGAAACAAGGTTAGTCAATCAGATAATAGATGGTGAATTAAGTATATCTGAAGCTAACCAGCAGTATTCAAATGATGAATTTGAAGAGATAGTTGCGCTTCTTGGCACTGAAAGACAGGAAAGGGAATATGACTGGATGTCTGATATTCGTATTCCTGAATTTGCAAGTCATTGGCTGGTTCAGGCAGCATTAGACGCACAACAGAATTTCCAGATGAGAGATTTTGTTGAAGTTTATGTAGAAGACAGCAGTGATGACGCAAAAATAAGTGCGGAATCAGCCAAGGAATTGATAAATCGTACTCTTAACCAGAGACATTTGCATTACTACCTTAAATTTCTCAGGGGTAAGTCTATCAATAATATAGTAGGGCGTGTATATGCGAAATGCTGGTGGGAACAGGAAACAAAAAGGGAAATAGTTGATTACAGTGTAAGATATGAAGATCTTGATGTTGATATTTATGGCGATCCTCTTATTGAGGAGACGCAAATACCGGATAAACAGGAAATAAAAGAACCTGTTTATGGGGATGTTCCTGTTATTGACAGATTTAATTTTGATATTTGGGACCAGCGCAACGTATTCACCGACAATTCTTACGTTTATTCGATTCAGGATAAAAAATTTGTTATTTTCAGGTCTGAAATGACTCTTACTGAACTGAAAAAAGTTTCAGCTAAGAATGGTTATTTCAATCTTGACCTTCTCAAAGAAATAAAACCTCCCGATAAGACAAAATTTGCTTCAGAAGCAGCCGACAAAGACCAGAATTATGATTCTGTTACGTCAAGTTCTGAGAAATCATACGATATTTATGAGAGATACGGCAAGGCGTGGTTTAAAGAGGGCAAATCTCATAACATAGGACTTGATGATATGGGAAAGCCCTTTGAGGGAGCTGAATATAAGGAAGCCCTTGTAACCATAGCGCAGAGCAATGACAAAAAAATCCTGATAGGATTCAGGGAAACACCTTACAAAGACGCAAATGGCCGGCCGTACAGACCGATATTAAGAGGGATATGTTATGTTCATCTTACTGAGGATGGTGGTGTGGGTGACGGAAAGTACTGTAAGGAACTTCAGATTGGAATAGATGATACCTTTAATATCAGCCAGGACAGGGTAATGCTTGCTACTTTGCCTACGTTTGGTGTCAACAAGCACGCCATAGATGATAATTCTACTCTGTATTTTGAACCTGGGCATCCGATGGAACTTAATGATCCGAAGAATGATCTTTATGAGTTCAAAATATCAGATAATATAGTTGGTGCGTTGAACCAGGTTAATATGCTGACATCTAAAATGCAGCAGGTAGATGCAGTCCAACCGCCTTCTATGGGTGGTGCAGGACAGGCTTCAACAACCGCCACTGCTTTTTCAGGTGCTTTCAGGGCTACAGGCGAACGTCTTAACTATAAAGCTCTTACGTTTGAACATACGTTCTTGTGTGATTTGTATTGGATGATTCAGCAAATGACCTATGCTTATGCCAAGCCTGAAACTGCTTTTAAGCTGATGGGGGACAAGGCGTTTGATTTTGACCCTTCTAAAGATTTCTACTATAAACCTTTGTCGCAGACTATAGAACCTGAATATTCAAAAATGGCGAAGAGAAAGGAATGGGCGACCATATTGGGGTACGCAGTCCAAATACCTCACCCCGACACTGTGAAGATAACTAATTATATCCTTGGTGAGTTTATAAAACTTATGGGTGATGAGTATGAAAATTTCAGCAACAAGTTTCTAAACGAGAAAATCCCTATCCAGAACCAGGGTGGGCAGGGAAGCGGTACAAATATGTTGCCTGGGAATAACGTGGCTCCGGCAAGTAATCAGTCTGGGATACCTATGAGCGGTCCTGAAGTGGATGCGAGGGGGATGGCAAACATTGGAACTTTCTGAGCAGAATATTGAACGTACTTTAAAACAGCTTTCAAAGAAGATGGGGCAAAAGAACGCCAGCCAGATTCTTTCAGCTTTGGGCAAGGACAAGCAGTTTCTTAATGCTCTTGAGACACCTTTGGGACAGGAACTTCTTAAAGATGCTGTCAGTTGCATTGAAGACAAGATAAGCCTTATCTTACAGGAAAAAGATGAACCTAAAGACAGGGCTGAACTCAAGGCGTATATGAATATAACTAAAAAATGGTCTGATGTGATTAACAGGTATAACAAAAACAGAGAAGTATTTGATAAAAATACACAAGAATAATAAGGAGAATTTAACAAATGCCAGACGATACCAAAAAGGACGTAGCCGCTTCAGCAGATAGTGTCAGTGATTTATCTTCCTCTGACGATTTGCTTAGTCAAGCCGCTTCGGATGCGGTAAACAAGCAACAAAAAGAAGAAATATTCGAAGAACAGGATAACGAACCTGCCGAACTTTCTAAAGAACAGGATGAACCTGAAGAATTAGATGACGATGGTTTGCCTAAAGACAACGCTAAAAGGTCTGATCTTGGCAGAAAAATTACAGCATTCCATAGACGGCAGGATGAGTTTGAGGAACGGATAAATAAACTTCTTGAACTTGCTGAAAGTCAAAGTACCCGTTTTACCAATGCTCCTCCGAAAGAGGAAGAAGTAAACTTTGATCCTAATGAACCTATTACTTTCGCTGAGATGAACAAGATATTGGATTATAGAGAAAAGGCTTCAAAACAGCAAAACGAGTATTACAACAACCAATATCTTAGAACATTAGGGAGTTTGTCTTCTGATTTGTCTGAACAGGAACAAGGCCAGATATTAGAAGAAATGAAAAACATAACGTATAAACCTTCTAATGATCCGGCCAGAGATGCCGAACTCAATTTTTATAAGGCAGAAAAAGCCTTTTTAAGAAAACAGTTGGCTACTGCGAAAACAGGCAAAAAAATTCCTTTAAGAGGGGACGAGCCTTTAGATGGCATACCAAATCAGAAAAATGTGGCAAGGGATGTGCCTTTGCCGAAGCTGAGTCCTTCAGCGCAGTCGTATCTTGCATATATAGCAAGAACAGACGGGCAGGAAAAGGCTGTAGCTTTACACAAGGAATTGGCAAAGAAATAAAGAATGGCTGTTTATACAAGACCAAGCAAGCGGAGATTGCCAAAGCGTTCACGCACTCGTCCTGTTTATGGCAAGGGTGACGATAAGGGCAGGTATTTTCGTTGCTGGAATTGTGGTTTTATATGTGACAAAGAAAGAGATGAACTTGGGGACGCTGATAGTGATGCTGGTGATAACCACACTGATTATCACAACATTACGCCTATTGATCCATATACCTCTAAGAGCGAACAAAGGGCTTTGTATTTAAGAGACCATAATCATATACTTATGAAAAGATTTTTGACTGATGGATATTCGGAAAATTTATACGATTATCTTGTTGATGATGAAGGCAATTATCTTGTAGATGATGAGAGCAATTATTACGGAGACTTTGTTGTTACAAGAGGTACGGATGAGGAAGGCGAACTCGTAACAATTACACATGGTTATACCACCAATGTTACTCGTGGCTGTCCTTTCTGCGGCTGTACGAATTGGATGGGTAAATATTAATTAAGGAGAATAAATTATGGGTTTTTCAATAGTACATCCAGAATCAACTCAATATAGCTGGGTTCCTGTAGAACCTGGCGAGACCTGTTATCTGGGTCAGATTGTTGGCGTTGATATTGCTACTCCGCTTGAAGGTGTACGTCCTTTACCTGTGGCGGCAGGGCATAACAACACAACTAATAAAGATATTCCTATGGGTGTTGTGGTTGGTACAAACAACACTTCGGGGAATTTGGTTACAAACAGCACTTATGGTGAATATATTACTCAACCGGCTGCTGGCAGTATTTATGGCAGCACTACACAATATCAGGGCGTTGAAGGTCCGTGGTCTAAAGGCGATCCTCAAGCGTATGTGCTAATTGGGCATATTAATCCATGCACAATATTGAAGGGGCCGATCTGCAAAGCTGCTCTCGGAACCGCACCAAGCGTGGTAACTGTTACTACCGGATGCGGTGGTGACGGCATAGGTTGTACGACCGGAGCGTCTGACGCAACTACGGTAGGCAACTTTGCTACGATTTATATGCGTTCAGGAGCCAACATGGGTATTTACCGTACTCTGACTTCGGCTTCCACTACTACTCATACATGGCTGAAGGCAATGCCGCATACAGTATCTATTGGTGACACTGCGGTTGTTATTAATGGTCTCAGACCTTATGGACCCTGCAAGATATATATTGATGCGGAAGATACATATATTGATTGCAGTGCAGCTTTGACTTCACATAACTTTTGGATTCATGTTATGAGACTTGATCTTTCTGTCCCTGGTAACGAATACGTTGAATTTCGTTTCGACACAGATAACTTCTGTGCTTTTAGAGCATAAGGGGGTAAATAATTATGGGTTTAGTATCTCCTCTTAATAGTGCGGCTTTTGTCAAGCTGCTTAAAAAGGATATGTTTGAGGTATCTGACAAAGTTTATAACGAACTACCTCAACAGGGCAAAGAGCTTTATCGGGTCATATCACCTGATGAAGCCGTAACCGAATTTTATGGCGTGAGCGGTCTTCCTGATATTCCAGAGTTTAACGGGAAACTGTCATATCTTGGACGTGCGCCCGGCTATTACACCAAAATTGAACCTAAAGAGTTTGCCGCCGGTGTGATAACTGAAAGAAAATTCATTGATGATAACCAATGGCCTGTTTTAAGGGACCATGCTTCTGAACTTGTACGGGCTAATGCGAGAACTCAGGAAAAGTACCGTGCGAGAGTGTTTAATTATGCCTTCTCTGCCGCTTTTGAATTTATGCAGAGTGAGGAAAATTTGTCTCTTTGTAATGATTCTCATACTACCAAGTCAGGTACAAGTACTTCTTCAGGGTTCGACAACAAGGGCACGTCTGCTCTTGATAAGACTTCTGTTGCTACTACATGGCTGGCAATGAGGCAATTCAGAGATTCAATGTCAGAACGTATTGAGATGAGCGACAATTATATGCTGATTGTGCCTGATACTCTTGGTGATACGGCTGAAACGATTGTCGGAACTGTAAAAAGCCTTGATACGGCAGAGGGCGATATTAACCCTCAATATGGGCGTTACAGGGTCTTCCGTTATATGAGACTTGATGATTATTCTACAACTAACTGGTTCATGGTTAATGTAGATATAATGAAAAAGATGCTTATATGGATAGACCGCATTGCTAATGAAACAGATACGATAGTTGACTTTGAAACCAAGTCGGTTAAGCACTCTATTTATAGCAGATGGGGTTATGGTCACAAAGATTGGCGTTGGATTTATGGTCATAACGTAACTTAATAATTAATCCTGCTGGCGGGGCTTTATGCCCCGCTGGTGGCTTTGCCACTGGCAGGGAAGGAGAACATATTATGGGTACTAATTTTAGAAATGGGATTTCAAGTTTTGGTGTTCCTGTTTTTGGGAGCGCAAGATTTTCAAATCCCTGGTCCACTCATTATTTTGTAGATGGTGATGATGGTTTGGATGGCAATACTGGCTTAACACCGGCCAAGGCTTTTAAAACTATTCAGAAAGCAGTTACTGTAGCAACTGGTGGTGATGTTATCTATATCAGGCCAAAGACTTATACAATGGGTACTGGGTTTGCCCGTTATACAGAAGATGTTGTAGTAGTTAATACTGGAGCTGCCAGCGCATCTACAGCACCATTGGCAGGTAAATCAATTATAGGTGTCTCACCAAGGACCGTAGCAACAGATTTCCTTGGAGTAAGGTGGACACATGCAACCAATACTCCTTTGAATGTAGAAGCTCCTGGAACACATATTGAAAATATCGGCTTTTTCTGTGAGGGAGCCACTGCCGGAGTATATTTTGAAGGTGATGGTGCTACATGGACAAAAGCAGGTCACACGGGTTCTTCATTGTATAATTGTGCGATCAAGGGCGAAGGCGGGGTATTGGCAAATGGTTCTGATAGTTTGCAGATTATAAACTGCCAGTTTCAAGCTAAGTACGATGGCAATACTTGTGGCATGATTATCACGCTTGACGGAACCAACGTAAACAGGCGACCAGTTCTGCGAGGATGTCATTTCCTTGGCGGTAATGGTACGGCGATGGATTCGGCTCCTGTTATATGGACGGGAAAAGTTGAGAATGGTCTTATAGCCGATAACTATTTTGATTTAGGAACATTGGTACAAATCAATATAGCAACTTCTGGCAGTTCCGGTTTGATAGTTAATAACTTCTTTGCGGAAGCAGATCTATCAACTACTTTTATTGTTCAGAATGACATGGTTTGCGTAGCTAACTGGGACGTAACTGGTATTAACGAAACTGCTTAACCATAAATCTTACAGGGGAGGAGCAATCCTCCCTTGTAAAGAGGGAAATAATGGAAATTATTATAAAGGGAAAAGACGAACATCATAAATTTGGCAAGACCCGTTCTGAACAGGAAGAAAATATGCGTAAGGAATGGGGTATGACAATGACTGATGAGCAATTGGATAAGTTAAAATTTCTTGAGAGAAAGAAAAAAGAACTTGATGGTTCTACTAAAAACTTTTTTCCAGGACATTATATTGATGAGGTTTAAATTACAAATCAAATATTGATGTATAGCATAATTCCTATACATAATAAGGAGAAAACAATGGCAGTTGTAACAGAAACAGAAGATAAAATACGTTTTTTTGGAGAGATTGATATGGACGAAAGATCAGGGAATATCAGGTCTGATATGCCTGCTTGGTTTTTTGATGTTCATATAGACAATCTAAAAGAAGGTATTGAACGCAAGGAAAGAGGTCTGGCCTTGAATTTGTATGCTCCAGATCAGGTTTTGAGAATAAAAGGTGAAATAGCATCTGAAAAAGAAAAGCTTGATTCTATAGAAAAGACAAGACCGGTTCTTTCAGATAAACAGAAAGACAAGATATATAACGCATACCAAAGTTTACAGGGGCAGATTAAAGATACAATGCCTACACGGAAACAGGCAAGAGATGGCCTTGTAAGTCCTCATGAAGAACTGAAAAGATGGAAGAATAAACATATCAGCATTAGCCCTGAAATTGCAAAGGCTTGCGGTGTTCATGTAGTACATGGGAAAATATCAGGTAATGAGGCTGATAAATGCTACCAGATATTAGGCAAGGTTCTTGGTGAAAATACCAGTGTAGAAAGATTGAGGCGTGACGGTAATTCGGAAGCGTATCAGTCAATGAATGATTTGGCCCAGGCTATATTGAAGGGGAAAATCAAATGATAGGAGGTGATTTCCATAGACGGGAAAGATTTACTCCGAAGACTTAGAATATTATTAAATGAAGACAGTGATTCAGGATGGTTGGATGAAAGAACTTCCTATGACCTCTTCTATGATGCCGCAATCGAGTTTGTTGACAGAACCGGATGTCTTCGTTCTTCTCAGGCAATTACAACTGTTGCGGAACAATCCGAGTATGACTTAAATCCTGATTTTCTCAGGCTCTATACCAAAAATTCCAGCGGTAACTATTATATAAAGTACAATGATGGTTCCACCAATACGTTTCCTACATGGAAAGATTATGAGGATATTTTCCATGAGGACAATACTACATCTACAGCCACTCCGGGCCGATTTACCATACTTGATTCAGATTTACCTTCAGCAGTAGCAGGGACTACTACAAGCGCAGGAGCTTCGTCAGGAGGCCAGTGTACTCTAACTGATACTACGGCTGATTTTTCAGATGTTGAAGCTGGTGCGTCAGTTCACAACACAACTGATGGATCAGATGGCATGGTATTGTCTAAAACATCTTCCACTGTTCTTGTCACGTCATTGTTTGGTGGTACTGATGATGACTGGAGTTCAGGCGATGCTTATGCAATACAGCCTAATCCGAGAATGAAGATCGTTCTTGATCCGCCTCCAAGCAATGCAAGTCATACTATAACAGTTCCTTATGTGCAAAGACCTGCTCCCGTATATTCTGATTATGGTATTTACAGGTTTGTAAACCCAGGAGCCTTAGTCAAATATGCGTTCTGGTTATACAAATATAGGGATAGAGAGCCTAATTTCGGTGATGCCATGTACAGATTTTGGGAACTTGAAATCAATCGTAAGGCATACAGCAATAATAGGGCGCAAAGACCTGGCGGGTTCAAGGTTAATATGGTGGCACGCAGATAATGGCGAAAGACAAAAAGATATATAAGCGTGAGTTGCCCTTTGACGGTAAGTTGATTACATGGGATGATCCAGCATCAATAGGGTCTAATTTCCAGCAATTAACTAATATGAGATATGCCGATAAACACCTTAAAGGTGTAGGCGGCATGACAAAGATTACTACCGACAAACTTACGCCTTATTATTATCAGGCCAGAAGCGCAATTCATTATACAAAAGATCAGCCGGCAGAATCACATATACTTGTTCAAGCCCTAAATACTGCCGGCACAATATCAAGAATATATGATAACGAAACTGCCATACCTGATACTGGTGATTTTGACTCAGATTTTCTTCACCAAACAACCGGTACAGATACATGCATGTGGAGTTTAGCTCCTGATGGTGATGTAATATATTGTAATAATGCTGAAAATGCTATATGGGGCGGTAACGAAAGAGAAGTATCAGGATTTATAAATTATGATCCAGATGACAGTTTTATGTATGACTACACTGAAAGAGTGAGAAATACAAAAACAGATAGCTTGAATGAAGCTGTATTGCATTTAAATAGCAGTGCTGCGTATTTTTACGTAGGTTCAATAAGACCTCTTGATTCTTTCAAGTTATACATGAACACTGCCAATAGTAGCACAAGTACTATGTCTGTTGCATATTGGAATGGGGCTTCATGGACAAGTGTATCAGATTTAACAGATGGTACGAGTATTCTTGTTGATAGTGAAGGCCATGGTGTTAATGTTGGAATAAGCCTTAAATATACAGGTACAGTAAGTTTCTCTTCTACAGCAAATAGCGCAAAGATAAAGTATATAGAAGGTATAATGTTATATTGGTATAGAGTAATAGTTACTTCTGTATCGGCAAATACTTCTATATATCATGTAACAGTATCTACACCATTCCAAAACATAAAAGATATATGGGATGGGGTACAAAGGCAAATAGATAGCTTCCAGTTATATGATGGTACTTATGAAGATTACACTGTAAATGTCAGAGAAAAGGAATATATCGATCCACCAAATTATGAAGAAGATGATTATAACGCAGGTAATTTCGTTAATATAGGTGACTGCGAACTTGATGATGAATATTTCTTGTGTGGATTTACGGAAAAAATGATAGGAGTAATGCTTAGTCTTGCTCCTAAATATGCTAATTCAACTGCCAATGACGGGCTATATATTGATTATTGGAATGGCGATGATTGGGAAAGCGTGGATTCAATAGAGGATGGTACATATTCTGCTGTTGGAGGTACGGGAGCGAGAACTCTTGCCAATACCGGCACAATAACATGGTCTATATCAAGTCCTGAAAATGAGCAGACACGATCCATATTTAATGACGTACAGTTATATTATTACAGGTTCAGGGTAGGAACTGGCGGTTGTGATGGTCATGTGAGAATTTTTTATGTATCTGGGATACCGGCACAAAAAGAACTTAGCACATACAAGTTTGCGACAATGTCTAATGACAGAATATGGCTGTGCTGTGATGCTTATGGAAAAAAGAACAGTGCTATTTGTTCAGCTATGGGAACATCATGTGTATTCAATGGTGATGATTCTGCTGAATGGGAATTTGGTTCTGAAGAGGAATTGACTGCTGGTTCGTGGGTATATAGCCAATATGGTTCTTCTCTTTACTATACTACCTTGTTGTTTAAAAAGAATGAAACTTGGGCATTGGTAGGTAATAATCCTGAAGATTGGGTAAAATATAAGATTTCAAATACCATAGGATGTATAGCTCCAGATACAGTTAAAAATGTTGATTTGGGGCCGGAAAGCAATGCGCCTAACAGGAATGTAGTAATATGGCAGGGGGCAAATGGCATTTATATGTCTGATGGCCGCACTCCTATGATACTCAGCCAGGACATAAGAGATAAGTTTGATAAAAGATTATCAACATCCATAAATCCAGACAGAGCAACATATTCACAAGCATTTTGGGATTCTGACAATAACTGTTATCACTGGTTATTTGCAAGTGGTTCATCGACTTCATTAAATAAAGAATTTGTATTCGATTTTAACAAGATGGCATGGTTTGAAATAAGCAGACTTGAGCCAACTGATATTGTTATAAAGAATTTACAATTAGGTATAGAAGTAAAAGATACAAGCGGAAATACATATAATTATGCGTTTAATGATATAGGTTATATGTTCAGGTTAGAATACGGCAATGATTTTAACGGTAATGATATAGTGCATACTATACGGTTTGGTGATATAGCACTGTCAGGAGAAGGCAGTATAGCTACTGAAACTGTTTCAGAATATACCTGTCTGATTGCTGTAGCAAAAGAAACGACAACAAACAGTATAAGTATTACTCATTATGGTGATGGTGGTGAAACAGGTACATCATGGACTGAATCACCTAAAAAATCAGGATATAGAATTATATACCCTGTAGATCATAGATCATTAGGTTCACATATATTTCATTCATATAAAATAACTATAACAACAAATGATGAAGATATAGGGTTTGAACCTTTATACTATTATATATTGTATGTTGTAACAAGAGATCATTTGATAGATTATAGATAGGAGTTTATCATGGCATTAGCACTTCCTTCGCAATCATTTGCAGATGTCCAAAGGTTTTTCAGACAAAAAAGGGCGGTAGGCCAACAGGTTACGCCAACTGAAGAAAGGTCTGCATGGCAGGCATATTGGGACGCTATGGCTTCAAGACAGCAGGAAGCAGAACGTATTGGTCTTGAGCATAAAAGAGTAAGTATGGAAGAAGAACGTCTTGAAGAACAAAAGGATATAAACAAAAAACAAGACCGTGCTGCAACTGTGTCAGGGATAGGCCAACTTGCCCAAACAGGAATAATTGGCGCACACATGCTGAAAGGGACTGCATTGGGAGCAAAAATAGGGCTTGGCGGTGTATCTGCCTTACCTTCTGTGGTTGCTCCTACTGCTGGTCAGATAGCAGGTCTTGAAGCAGGATTGGGACCAATAAGTGCTGAATTTGCGGCTACTCAAGGTCTTGGTTCAGCAACAGCCGCTACTACTGGTGCCACCACAGCAACTACGGCAGCAAGTGGGTTGGCTGGTGGTGCTGCCGCTGGAGGTGTTGGTCTTTTAGGTACTGGTATCGGGATGGGGGCAAAAGCATTGATACCCGGGGATCAGCCATTACTTGAAGCTGGTGTAGGCGCAGCCGGTGGGGCTATGGCCGGAGCTGCTATTGGTTCAGTGGTTCCTGTTGTCGGTACTGTTGTAGGTGCAGTAGTTGGTGGTATAGGAGGTTTGCTCGGAGGCGGTAAGTGATAATAAACAAAATATTCGCTGACGACATAAAGGAAGAATATTTTGAATTATATAAAGAAGTATTTAAAGAGAATGATCTTTACCAGTCACCAGCCTTTGTATATGTAGGGTATGAAGATAATAAGGTCGTTGGGTTTATGTCAGGATATAATCATAATGCTTATACAGTATATATACAGTATGCAGGGGCAACAGAACAGTTCAGGGGATATAAGGTTCTTAATTTCTTTAAGGAAGCTATAGAGTTCATACATAGAGAATATGAGTTCATAATGATATGGATAAGAAATGACAATATACCAGCGTTAAAAATTGCTTTGTCAAATAATTTTAGAATAATAGGTACAAGAATGGCAACAGATAGAAATTTGTATATTGAGCTTCTAAGGAGGCGATAAGATGGGTATTCTGGCTGATATTGGTAGATCAAATATTGGAGATACAGCTTTAGGTACGGCAAATGCTCTTAATGCTTATAGGCAAACAGATGCCAATGTAGCCTTGTCTCAGGCTCAACTTGAGAGAATGAGGAATTTAGACAAGCGTGAGCAAATGGAAATGGAAGAAGCCAACAAGCCTATAGCGATAGAATCTTTTTCTCATGGCTTTGAAGGTGGTGAAGAAGGACCAATGTTTAAAATGGTCTATGACTATGTTGATAAGCTCGGATATATAGATAAAAACCAAGGGGGATTAGGTGTCATAAAAAAGGGAGATTATAAAGCAATATCTGAGGCATTAACAGAGCCTAATTTTGCTTCTAAGTTAAGCAGAACTCGTATTGATTATTGGAGAGGGCAACTTTCACAAATAAAAACTGCGATTAAAGAAAAACCAAATGACCAGAAATTGCAGGCTGCATTACAACAAACTACAGATGGGTTAAATCAGTCTTTATTCCAAGACAAGGCTATGGCAGACGCTATAAAAGCGCAAAAAGAAGAAGAACCAAAAGAGTGGAAACCAACTACCAAGGAAGAAGCTCTTGAGATGATAAATGCGAAAGAGGCTGCAAAAGGGCCAAAGAAATGGGAACCTACTACTAAAGAGGAAGCTTTTGCATTAAAAAGAGCTGGTGAAACATCTAAAACTAACGAGGATAAAAGATTAAGACAAGATTTCTATTATAAGAAATTCTCACGCAAGACTGATATGCTCGGTAATGTTGAAGCACTAACACCTTCAGGTAAAGTAAATAAACTTATGGGATGGCTGAATACAAGAAAACTTGAAAGAGTATTACGTCCTGATGAATTAGACACTGTTGAACAAATGGTCATGACTGACTTGATGGTTCCATCAAAAGTGCAGGATACAATAAGGTTGGCAAGAGAAGCTGGAGCCACAGATAAAGAAATTGTAGAATTAGTAAGGTCTTCTGCTAAAAGCAAGGAATGGGAAGGTCTTTGGACGGAGTAAGACCAGAAATAGAAGAACTATGGAATAAGTCATTACAATCCGATAGTTCTAATAAACAGGAAGAAGTGGTATCTGCCACTGAGTTTCTTGAAGTTTCACCTCCAGCTTCCGGTGGTGAAATGGCAAAAGTTCTGGGCGGCAAGTTTGCCGAACCCGAACCCGATGATAATTTTGGTGATTCATTTTTAGGGAAGACATTGGATATTCTGTCAAGAGGTGAATACGCTTCTGCTAATCTGATTGTAGATAATATGATGGGGAAACCTTTTGATATAAAAGCGTATAAAAGAGGAATTACTGGAGAAGAAAAACATGATTTTCAGGAAATAGTGAATACTATTAAGCCTGATTGGTCGCCTTGGAAAAGGAAGACTTTGGGGCTTGCTTTGTCAATATTCGGTGATCTTACTACCTATATACCAAGCGGTACTTTGACTGTACCAGCTAAAATAGCGGCACGTTCTAAGCCTGGAATGGCGGCAAGAAAAGCTGTTAGAGAGAGTTTTATAGGTGAGGCATTTATTCCGGGGGCCAAAGTATCTGAAGAGTTTTATGAATCCAAATATTATGCGAAAAAGAAACTTGAAGCTCAGGAACAGAAAATAATACGTCAATTAGAAAAGATGAGATCAGGCATTAATCGTGAAGATATGGAATTACTTTCACATTATAGAGAACATCCTGAAAAAATACATGAATTATCTCCTAAACTTAAAGAAAAATTAGATTATATAGGAACTGTTTTAGATAAACAGATTGATGAAGCAGAAAAATCAGGTCTTATTACAAAAGAAGTGGCTACCAAATGGAGAGGTCGTGATATTCCTTATTTTCCTCATTATTATCCTGAAAGGGGAATATCTTTATCAAGCCCTGAAGTAGTACCTTCTTTGTTTGAAAAAGTTAAAAAGCCTTCATTTTTAAAAAACAGGAAGTATGACACTATTGATGATGTAGATTTACTTAAAGGCCAGTTTGATAATATTGCCAAAGCCAAGACTGTTGAAGAAGCTAATGGTTTAATGAAAAGTTATGGTCTTGAAAATGCTTTTGGTATAACTAAAAAACTTAAATTAAAAGACATCAGAGATTTTGCTGAACAACAAAGCAAACTTTATACAGTAGAAAAGAACGCTCCAAAAGCTGTTGCATATAGGCAGATAGAACAAGCAAGGGTTATAGCTAAAAAAGAGTTTATAGACCAGACATTAGAACGATTTGGAACCAAAGTTTTGTCCGGTACAAGAATAGTGCCTGAAGGTTATGGCATATATCTCCCAAAAAATGCAATAAGATTTTATAGCAAAGAGGTGTTGGAACCAAGTTTTATAGATGAACTGAAACATCTTTCTGATAAACTAAAAGATCTTCGTCTGCAAACTGAGAAAACAGTTACCACAAAGACTACATCTACTACTTCTGCTGTAAAAGGGGCTGAAACAGGTCCAATGTCCAAACTTGAGAAAGTAGTTAAAGATGCTTTGGTTAGCAGAGGAATGACAGAGGGAGAAGCATCTGTTTATCTAAGTAAAATAAAAGCGAATGGTTCTGGTGCTGTTGATGATATTGAAAAAGTATTAGTCGAAAAAGTAGAACAAATCAATACAGTTCTTAATTCGCAGGGATTAGAGGGAGAATTATTAGATGTCAGAAAATTGACTGAGAACCAAGTTAAAACAATAGCGGCTGTTACTACCAAAGTTCCTACTTATGCTGTCCCTGAAGCTATTAGAAAAGACCTTGATTCTGCTACCAAATTTTTTATAGGTGATCCAGCTTCAAGAAAAATGCTGAGGTTTTTTGATAAAGGTCAGAATTTATGGAAAGGGATGGCTACCTCACTAAGAGTACCTTTTCATTTAAGAAATATGTATTCCAACTGGTTTCAGGCTAATTTGGCAGGTGTTAAAAATCCTGTAAGATTTGAACAGGCTGCTGATGTACAGTTAAGTTATTTAACAAAATCAAATAAAACTATAGAATTGGGAAGTAAAAAATATACCTATAAAGAACTCCGAACTATGGCTAATGAGCTTGGTATAAGAGGTAAAGGGTGGATGGGTGCTGACATTAACGCTGATTTGTTGGGTGAAATAGAATCAGTTGTTAAATATGGTAAGTTAAGAAAACTTACACCATTCAAACTCGGACGTTCTTTCGGTACTATGATAGAAGATAACTCAAGATTTGCTGTTTTTTTAGATAGGCTTGCAAAAGGTGATACTCCTAAAGAAGCATGTTCTGTTGTAAGAAAATATCTGTTTGATTATGAAGAACTAACTGAGTTTGAAAAAAAGGTTATGAAAAGAATATGGCCCTTTTATACTTGGACGAGAAAAAATGCTCCATTACAAATTCAGCAATTATTAGAACAGCCAAGGAAATACCAGATATATGGTAAGTCTATTAATGCTTTTAGAGAAGAAGAAACAAGAGAAGAAATAATAGCTAAACCTGAACACTTTAATAAACTTATGTATGTAAAAAGCCAGTTTAAAACTGAACAAGGCAAGCCGATTTATATGTCTTTGGATTTGCCGCCATTAGAGTTCAATAAACTTACTGATAAATATACATTTCTACATTCAGCTACTCCATATAAGCTAATATCAGAAGTTGTATATAATTACAAAACATTTCCGTCGCCTGGTAAACTTGCGCATCCTTTAGAATTAACCCGTGCCCCTTGGTGGGTATCATATTTACCTAAACAATTAAGAGCGCAAATGGGGAAACGTGGTTTATTGGATAAAAGACTGAATAAAGAAACAGGTGAATATGAATTAGGTATAAATAAAAAGTTATTATATGGTATTCATTCTGCATTACCTATGTTAAATGAATTAAGCAATATATATACAGAACCTATAGCACTTGATGACGAAAATCCTAAATTAAAGAGACAAAGTTATTTAACAGGTATAGGGCAAAGACAGTTAAACGTAAGAAAGGGAACTGAGTCTGAAATGAAAAGAATTAGATCAAAAAAATCAGACATAAGCCGTTTTATAAACCAGAGGGGCCGTGTACCAAGTGCAGAAGAATTAAGAAAAATAAAGGAACAGGAATAACCAATGAGTAGATATATATATCAAAATACAATGGTCGATGGTAATGGACATGTCATAGGATCAGCTACTACGGCAGACGGTAATCCTGGCATAGCGACTGTTTACCTTGCGGGTACAGATACATTGGCTGATATTTATGAATCGAGTGTTAGTACTGGTGTAGTCCATTATGTCAGCACTGATGAGCATGGTTATTTCTATTTCTGGGTAGATGATAGTGACTATGCTGCTACGCAGGAATTTAAAATAATTTCATCTCACCCTGATTTCAGGGCACAAACTTATGATTATATAAGGATAATTCCTTCTTCTGGAAGTGGCACTGGTGGTATTTCCAATATAGTAGAAGATTTGACACCACAACTTGGTGGCGATCTTGATATGAATGGTCATAAAATAGGCGGTAACTCTGAGACAGATATTGATAATGCTGTAGCAAATTATCATACTGCTCCTTCTGATACTGCTTATGGGGCTTCGTGGAATGGAGTTACTACCATAGCTCCTTCAAAAAATGCCGTATATGACAAGATAGAAAGCATAGAAGCTGGGGCAGGGATAAGCAATATTGTTGAAGATACAACACCCCAGCTTGGCGGCAATTTGGATATGAATGGTTATACCATTGGTGGTAGTACTGAAGCACAGCTTGACGATGCTGTATCCAAAAAACATACACAAGGCACAGATACCACGCTTGGAGTAATGACTGCCAATGTTGATATGGGTGGTCATTGGATAGCCAATGTAGGTACTTGCACGGAAGATGACGAAGCTGCCAATAAAGCGTATGTCGATGCTCATGCCGGTATAAGCACACATGGTCTGGTAAGTGCATACCACACTGTTTCGAGCTTGACACCAGGACACGTTTTGACTGCGCTTACTGCGACTACGTTTGGTTTTACAGCTATTGCCGGAGGTGGTGATGTCCTTGGCCCTGCAACTAACAATGACGAGTATGTGCCTCAGTGGGATGGTGCTGACAGCAAACTTTTAAAAGATGGATTTTCAATAACAGCGGCAGGTAAGGCATTGATAGATGATGCCGATGCTTCAGCAATGAGAACTACCCTTGGGTTGGGGACTTCTGCTGTCTTAGACGCTGATTTAACAAATTTCACTGAACAGACAGCATGGAGGGTTTTTTATAGTGATGCCGATGGTGATGTAACAGAACTGGCTTTAGGCACAGATGGACAATATCTGAAATCAAATGGAGCGGCTGTTGCACCTACATGGGGGACACCAAGTGGTGCAGGTGATGTTTCTGGCCCTGCGTCTTCCACTGATATGGCAATAGTTTTATGGGATGGCACTGGAGGTGATACTTTACAGGATTCATTAATTACAGTGGATGCTGCTGGTGCGCCTACTTTCCCTAACGATACAGCTATAAGGTGGCTTGATTCCAGTGGTAATCCCCAAAATGTAATAGCTTATGACTCAGTTGATAATATTATTATAGGAGTTGATGGTGATGATGCCACAGTCTATATAGAGCGTCTTGATACTTCAACTGCCCTTGCTCCTCTCCAAGATAGCAGGCGTTTTTCAATAGTAGCTAATTATTGGAAAAGTGCCAGTCAACATCAGCGAATGTTTACTATTTACCATGAAATGCAATCTGATACACCTAAATCAACTGTTCATTTTGATATGGGTGAAGATGGTGCTGAAATAGAGGCTTTTGCATTAGAAAATGACGGGGGGACTATTTTAAATATAGTTAAGGGATCAATAAAAATTGAAGGTGGTTCCCCCGGAGTAGGAAAGGTTTTAACCTCAGATGTTAATGGATTAGCTACATGGGAAACTCCAAGCTCCGGTTCATTAGACAACGTAGTTGAAGACTTAACCCCCCAGCTTGGCGGTGATCTTGATACAAACGATCAGGATATAACAGGGATAGGGTCAATAACTATTGCTGACGGTGATCGTTTATATATAGGTACAAGTAGTGATATGCTTATAAGAAACGATGGTACATATAACAGAATAGATTTGCAAGCATCTGATGACTTTATTCTGTATGATCTTGCGAATAGCAAAGAATGTATGAGAGCTTATAGAAATGGTGCTGTTACATTAGACTATAATGGTGTAACCAAGTTTGCAACAACTGATACTGGTGCAACGATAACAGGTTATACAACATTTGAGGGTACTTATGGTGATATGATTATTGGTGAACAGACTATTGATGCTTCATCATTTAGCGCAATACAGATAAATGGTACAAATAACTTTGTTATATATGACGCAAGTGGTTCTAAGTCAATGATAGGAGCTTACCAAGATTCGTATGTTGTGTTGTATTATAATGGATCAAGAAAATTTGAAACAAGTAATACAGGAATAACAGTAACGGGGGCATGTTCAGGTTGTGATTATGTATTTGAACCTGGATATGATTTAATGTCACTTGATGAATTAAGTACTTATGTCAAAAAACATGAATGTTTACCAAATATGAGTGTAAATCAAGGAAAAAAAGTTGAATTTAATTCATTAAGGCAGGAGAGTATAGAAAAGATAGAGGAATTAACTTTATATACATTACAACTGCATGAGAGAGTTAAAGCATTAGAGGCAATATTATAATATGGCTTACTCTAAAACTACATTAGCTTTAATGACCAAGATAGGGCTTAATGAAAGTGCCAATCCTGTTATTGTGTGTGGTGGTTCACATGATTCAGATAAGTATATAAGAGAAACAGGTAATGTATTATATGAGGCATCTGCTACACCAAAGTATAAGACATTTTATACAGGATATAATGCTGATAAAAATACTGATGAAAAAATACATTATGCGTATTCAAGTGATGGAAAGACATGGACTAAATCAACATCAAATCCTGTTATAAGTAGAAGAGCGGAAGACCCTTATGTAGTTAAAAGCGGTTCTCTTTATTATCTGTATGCAGAAGATAAACAGGCTGGCGGTGATTGTTATATAAGACGATGGTATTCATCAGATTGTGTAACATGGGTAGATGAGGGCCAGATAACAGGGATTTCTAACTGCCAATCACCTACAGTGTGGATTGAAGGAACAACATGGTATATGCTTTATGAGAGATTCCCAACTTATGCTGATATAGCTCTTGCCACATCGTCAAATGGATTTGCATGGACTAATGAAGCGACCAATCCGGTAATGATAGCATCCGATACAGATTGGGTAACTGGTGATATAGTATGTGATGATGTTATTAAGGTAGATTCAACATATTATATGTTTTATCACGGGCATGATGGATCGGTGTTCAGGGGTGGCATGGCCTATTCCACAAACCTTACATCATGGACCGATTATGTGTGCAATCCTATCAGTACAGATGAAGAAGATACTGCAAACAAGATTTTAGGAGCAAATTTCTATTATGATAGCGAATATACATTTCTTTATCTGCCACGCATAGGAGAAGCAGACGATGATTTAGGAATATATAGGGGATACCCTATAGCGGTATCAGGTGGAGGTGGTATATTAAGGGTAACAACAGGTGGGACAATAGCAGTGACAACTGGTGGTTCAATAATAGTAACATAAAACAGGAGGTATTATGAGCAAAGAAACAAAGAATGAAGTAAAACAAGAAGAAACAAATTATGAAGAATTGTATGTTAAAGAGAAGATACGTGCAGCTAATTTGGAAATGCAGGTATTATCCAGAAGATATAGTGAATTGCAAGCTGAACTTGTTGAAATGCAGGAAAAGCTGAAAAAGTTTGAGAATAAGGAGAAATAGCTATGTATGTTATAGAAAATTTAGGCAATCAGTATGGGTATGAGGAATTAACCCCAACTGTATCCACTGGATTTACTTCTTCAGTAATCAGACCTACAAGTGGAATTTACAAGGGACTTACTGCGATAGCTGTAATGATAGGGGTAGAAACTCATCCTATAAGATTTCGCATGGACGGAACTGCACCAACGGAAGATGATGGGATGCTATTAAATGCGAATAACTATTATACTATTATAGGCGGTGCAAGCATTAGCAACTTCCATTGCATAGATACAGCGGCAGGTGCAAGCAGTGTAAAAGTATTACCTTTCTTTTAGGGAGATCATTATGAAAAAACTATGGTTGCTAATTGTTATGCTCTTGCTCCCTGTATTTGCCTATGGTCAAATGGGTATAGGGGGACATGGGCCTACTTATGGCGGTGATCCTTCTGCCCCCGGCACTATCAGTGTATTTGAGCTTGACCATAATACTGAAACATTAAATGCCGCAAGGACAATCCTCATTACAGATAAGCCTATCCAGTATTTTGACTGCAATGGTACTGACAGGAACGTTACCTTACCTGCCGAAGCATCTAACAGTACGGACATAGTATTTACCTTTGTTAATACGTCTGATGGTGCTGGCGAGGACTTGGTAGTCAAGAATGATGCCGGTACGACCATCCAAACTATCGGGCCGGTACAGGCTGGCAGTTACTCGTGTAACGGTACAGACTGGAAAGCACTGGATAATGATGGTCTTTACTATGACGGGGTAGATAAGCTCATCGAAGCCGATGCGAGTCAATTTACCGTAGGCCGGGATACAGATGGTTATGTAGGTATTTTGCTTGAAAGGCGGTATATCGGCAAATATGACTGGTTAATAAAGAACGCTGGTCATTTTGAAATCTATGGTGCAGACGGGAATGGTACTATTCCTGAAACATTAAGATTCCGTATAAATGATGATGGGTCAGTTGATATGTTTGCTGGTTTGAGTGTAACAGGCCCAATATCAGCATCGACCTACTTTAATGCAGGGGATGGATATTTATTTGAAGATGGTCAAACAGGCGATACATGGTTCTGGATGGGCCAGACCAGCGATAACGAAGCTGACGATGATGACTTGTGGTATATGGGTAAAGGTAATTCAATAGGCACTGGCTCATTCATGTCTATTGATGGTAACGGTAATTTAGACAGCAATGGTACAGCCTCTTTTGCTGGTATTGGGATAGGAACAACTGCCCCAACCGCAGATCTTGATATAACAGACTTAGCAGACAACGCAGAATTATTTTTGCCCACCTATGAAGCAGGTTCTTCTAAGTATAGTAAAATAAGGCTCAGAAAATCGCATAGTAATACATTGGCAGATGTTCAAACGGTACTGAATGAATATCTTGGTATCATTCAGTTTGAGGGGCAAAATACAACTCCTGCATTTAGCCCAGGCTCCAGAATTTATGCAAGACAAAGTAACACATCTGGGGCTACTGTTCCTTCTAATCTCTATCTTGAATCAAGTGACGAATATAGTCTTTTCCCAGATCAATTTGTAGTTAGCGATGATCGTTCTGTTGGTATAAATACTAAAGACCCCGCTGCTACTCTTGATGTTGTTGGAAATCTGTCAACAGCACTTACCGGAACAGTTAGTCCAACGCAAACTTCTACCACCCTTGAGGGCGTTGGAACTGCCTTTACCACAGAGTTAGAAGTCGGTGATGCCATTCGGATTCCTTCTACTGCAAGTTTAATGGTCGCCTATGAAATCTTTACAGTGGCCGGAATTACAGACGCAGACACCTTAACTCTTGATTCAGCCTATGCGGGAGGAACTACTACTGGACTAATTGCGTATAAAGATGGTGATTTGTTCAGACTTGCCAATGGAGATAACGTAGAGAAATTTGTAGTTGATAAGGATGGAAATTTATCTGTGAGTGGGCAGCTATTTGGCAAATTCAAGACCTACGAATTTTCTGCTGATGCTGTCACCTTAACAGCCACGCATTGCCTGGATACCTTGATAACTAATAAAGATTGGGGTGGGGCAAATGACCAGATATTTACTCTCCCTGACGCTGATACTTCTGTTGGCGAGGGCCTCAAGTTCAAACTACTTATTGTTGATGCTTCAGGTGGGACCGCTGACTGTTATTTAGATCCTGAAGGTTCGACTACTAAGATATACTTGGACGGCACAGCTTTAACTGACGGCCACCAAGTATGGACGCAACAGCCAGCCGTGGGTGAATCCATTACCTGCCATACCTTTACCATAGACGGCACAACCTATGATTGGGCCTGTGATAGTTGCAACGGTATATGGGAGAATAAGGGGAGCTAACCATGAAAAAGTTATTTCTTTTACTCCTATCCCTTTGGCTGATCCCCTCCATTGCCCTATCCATAGGCATATCTTACGAGGATGAGACTTCCTACACCGACATGAGAGGCTCGTTCTATGACGGGCAAAGCTGGTGGTGCGGGCAGATACTTGGAGCTGAGCTTTTAAGTAACAGCGATTTTTCAGCATGGACAGGGGATAATCCTGATAGTTGGACTGTTACTGGAGAAGATGCGAATAACACAATCAGTGAACATGCTGATGGAGCAAGATTGGTTAGTGATGGTACAAGCAATGTTAGAATGTATCGAAATTTTGCAGTTACTTCCCTCAGTTATTATCGGTTGCAAGTAACAATCTCTAACTATATTGAAGGAGATTGTAGGCTTAATTTTTATGATATAACAAATTCTAAAGGTATAACAACTTCTGTAGAAATGGGCTGGACAGCAAATGGAATATACTCGTATTATTTCCAGGCCCCCGCTAATTGTGTTACTGCAAGGATTTACATTAACCGTGCCGAGTCTATGTCCACCGATCTCGTCTATTCCCTTTGCTCCATCAAAGAAGTAACCTCCCCAAATACTCAGCCAGGGGTAGTTAGCAATGGCGACCTGATAGTATTGGACGATAGTGCAGGGAAATATGCCTATGGATATGTCAAGTTAGGGGAATATAACGAGTTAGTCTCTCCGCTTTATGGTGGGGATGAAACCCTTGGAACCAACCTGTTCGATCAAAATGGTGGTTCAGGCGGTGCAGGGGATAAGGGCGCGTTTACCTTGGCTGATCTGAGACTGGCTGAGTTGAGTAGCGGGACGTTGACAGTCGGTACGATGTACGAGATTTCAGCAAGGACTGATGGTAACTTCACCGATGATGGTGCACCTGATAATGTAGTGGGGACTACGTTTATTGCTGATGGCACGAGCGTTACTTTGGATGCTGGGGACAAGGTGTATCCGGTGGATATATCGTGGTATAGAGCAGGTAGTAACTTAATAGAAATAGATAGCAATACTCTACATCTTACCTATATAAATAGTGAAGGCGGAGCACAAGTATATCTGAGTAGTACTAAAGAGTTGTCGTCTAATTTGACAATAAAGAAATTATATAAATTAACAGGTGTTGCTAAAGTTGGTGCAGGGAATTCGGTACTTGTATGGTTATATCAAGCCAGTGGCGGTGGGAGGTATGTAATTATAACTTCTACTGATTTTACTCCTTTTGAGATATACTTGGTGGCTAATTCAGAAACTTTAGTATATCTGCTTGTAAATAATATGTCCGCAGGCGAAGAAATCTGGCTGGATAACCTCAAATTTTACGAAGTAACAGCCCCGCCTCTAAACGCAGTGGAAATCTATAAAGAAAGAGGACTTGTGAACCAAGGCTGGTTTCAGATAGACTCAGGATTTGTATATAACAAAGATTCACTTTTTGATTTCGATATTTATCGCCACCCTGGGGCGAAGCAGAATTGGTAAGGAGAAACAAATGAAAAGATTATTTCTGGCAATGATATTGGCTTTGGCAATGGCAGTTCCGGTAGGGGCGGCTGATGTAACTCTTTCCATAACAGTGCCAGATGCCTATGTAGCAAGATTACAGGCTGCGGTTGGTACTTTAAACTGTACAGTGGTTAATGATGAAGGAGTGGTGATACAGACACTCGATCCCAAAGCTTGTTTAGTACGCAAGATGAAGAATGAGCTTGCTGACTTTATAAACAAGTATGAAGTGAGCATTGCCAAGCAGACGTTGGAAGCCGACTATGATGCGGCTTATCAGGCATGGGTAGACAGTTATGTACCTGTGCCGTTGCAATAAATTCGGCCTTAACCAGACCGGTGATGGTTAAGGGATCACAGTGGGGGCAGGAAACCCTCCTCCCTGCTCCCACGTTTTTAAAAGCATAAGGATAAATATTATGAAAAAGTCATTGTGGTTGTTAGTACTAAGTTCAGTAATAATTATCTGCATTGGTATAGCATATAGCGGTGAGTTCAGAATACATGAGAAAACTCATGTTACAGAACTTGCCTCTGATGATGCTGTACTTATAGAAGATTATTCTTTATCTTATGCTACAAGATATACTACGATAGGAGATATTGATACATATTTCTTTACTACAACTTATGCTCCTCTCGGCGATTTGTCTGATAGTACTATTACAACCAATTTCATAAATACTGCTTACCCTTGGGCTGATAATGAAACAGCAAATACATTGACTGTAACTGCTCAATCTGGCTCGACATGGAACCTTGCAGACTCAATAACATTGCTGTCAGTTTATTCAGGAACTACATCATTAGAAGAATATACAAGTGCCAGCGATTCAGGTGCTTATATAATTGGTGTATATGATGAATTTGAAAACAGCACTAATCATAATATTCAGGCAGTACTAAATGATTTTGATACTGCTCTTGACGCAAGATGTCTTGAGTCAGTGTTCGGTGTTTCCCTAAGTGACAGGCTTTCTCTTAATGGTACTGCTTTAGACGTATGTTCTACTCTGTATGATTTGTCAGACGATAATATTACTATTGATCTTGAGAATACAGCTTATCCTTGGTTGGTTACTGAAGGTGGTACAGGCTCAGGCAATGCTACGGGGGCAAGAACCAATTTGGGAGCAGCCGCAAGCGGGGCTAACTCTGATATAACCTCTTTAGCCGGATTAACCACACCTCTAACCGTACCACAAGGCGGTATGGGGGCGACAACATTTACGGATGGCGGTATTCTACTTGGTTCAGGAACAGGGGCAATAACAGCCCTGGGAGCGGCTACAAACGGTCAGATCCCGATAGGGGATGGTACAACCGATCCTGTACTTGCTACGCTTACAGGGACAGCTAACGAGGTTACTGTGACAAATGGGGCAGGTGCTATTACCTTGAGTATGGCAACTGGAGTAAATGCTACCAAAATAGGAGATGGGACAGTTTCAAGTACAGAGTATCAATACATTGGTACTTTAACCAGCAATGCACAAGACCAGTTAGACGCAAGATGCCTTGAGTCAGTATTCGGTATAGCGATAGGTACAGGCTTATTGCTTGATACTGCTACATTAAAGGTAAGTGCTATTTTACAGAAATATCATGGGGTTGATCCTTCTACTGATGTATTAACAATGCTTGGGAGTGACAATTCCACTGTTATTTTAAGCAACATTGGTGCTGAACCAGCACTTACTGATGAGGACAGTCTTTATTCAACTCTTTCTGACGTCAGCCAATTTTACGAACCTGGTGATAATGTAACAACCGCTCATGGGACATCTCGCCCTACAACTTGTAGCGTAGGGCAGACTTTTGTTGATACTGATGAAGATACGGACGGTCTTTTGTGTACTTGCGTAGCTGAAAATACATGGAAATGTGGGCAAAGTGCATTATCAGGAGATATAATATCAGAAGACGACTCCAGTGTCGAGGTAGTAGATGATAATGTCACAGAGCAGGTGGTTGTTACTGTATCTGGCACACAAATAGGATTATTTGATGCGAATGGACTTGATATAACTGGGACTATAACTGCCGATGCCTATGAAATGGATGCAACTGCCAGTCCACGAATACGATTTTTAGACTCTGATTGTCCTGGCACTGATAAGTTCATAGGTTCTATTGATTATCAGTACGTTGATGGTGCTGACGGAGCGGAGAACGGTGATATTTATATCAGGAGTCAGGAAGGAGGGGCCAATACAACCCAAATTCAATATGATGAATCTGACACATCCTGGGAAATCCCTACAGGGAAAAATCTGGTTTTGGATGGCGGATATGTTGTAGGAGCTGCAAGAATAGGCACTGAAATATCAGCTAATGCTACACTTACGACATCTCAACAGCGAGCTATTGTCTATAAGGCCAGCGCAGCCTGTACTGTTACCTTGGATGCCGCCGCTGATGTAGGTTACGGATACATAGTGGGATTCAAGGTTAAAGATGCTTCTGAAACTCTGATCCTTAGACCTGAAGGCGGAGAAATAGTAAACTTGCATGGTACAGCCCTTGCCGCAGGTACGGGGATTCAAAGCCCTGGCAATGCAGGTGATTTCATTTTCCTGATGGCAGTTACAGATGCAAACGCAACCACTGACGGGTATGAAACATGGGGATATGGAGAGGAGGCATGGACCAGTGAGTAAATATATTGTTCTACCAATTCTCTTAATATGCCTTGCTTGTGCCGGTTGGGTAGGTAGCGGAGGGTTCTTTGGTGGAGGCAGTGGCGATAATTATTCTGACATTGTTTTCTGGTGGAGATGTGAAGCTGCTGATTTCACCGCTACTAACGGAACAGATGACTACACAGCATGGGGTGATACCACTGGAATTTTGACACCGTCAGCGGCTATTAACACAGATGCAGTTAAACTTGGTACAAATGGATTGGATTGTCCTACCAATGCTGACTATATAGCTTTTACTGTATCTGGTAGTGGTGAAATTGATGAACTCGCAATAGGATTCTGGTATTACAGAACTACATTTGCTGATAATTCAGTTATATTTAATCTTGAACAAAATGTTGATAACAAATTTAGAATATATGTATATGACACAGATGGAATGCATTGGAGTTGGGAAGATGGAAATGTGACACGAACATCACTGAGTATTGCTGACGCTGACCTTGATGCTACAACTTGGTATTATATAGAGTGTAAATGTGATGTAAGTACAGATTATCGTGAAGTATTTGTAGATGGAGTTAGCAAAGGGTCATCTTCGGCAGAAATAGGTACATTTACACCAGATACTTTGCACATAGGCAATATAAGTGATGAAGCAAATGATATTTTTATAGATGAAGTTAGAATATCTACTGATAAAGACAGGGATTTCAATGAACTTAAAACCATTGCTGATTATCCTAATTAGTCTGCTATTTTTTGCATCGTCAGCTTCTTCCGCTATTCTTTTCTATGAGGATTTTGAGGATGAGATTGATACGGTATTAGATCCTGACAGAGATTGGGTAGCTGAAACTTCTGGTACTGGAAGTATGGAGCTTTCTTCTGAGCAGGCAAGGGCAGGCTCAAAGTCATATAAATTTTCTGCTACCGGAACAGTATATGGAACATTAGTTAGACAAGAAATACAATTAAGAAACTTGTGGAATACTGGTGCATCACCAGCCGAATGGTATTTTTCCCAACGTGTTGAATACTGGGTTGGATTCAGCATCTTTCTTGCTACCGGCTATGAAAGTCCTAATTATAGTACAGGAAGTATATGCCATCATCAATATCATACTACACAAGATGGTCCGCCTACTTGTGATCCGATTGAGGACGGGCATCATGGGTTAATGATTAAAACAGTTGATAGTAATTGGTATAACTGGATTCATTATGATGCTAACCAATGTACTGACGGAACTATTCAAGGAGTTTATAATACTTACGATGCTTATGAGATAGGTGAGTGGGTTGATTTTGTTGTTCATGTCTTTTTTGATTATGATAACGATGGATACTTACAAATATGGAAAGATGGTATTTTGATAGAAGATTATTCAGGGCCGACTTGGCCGAATGATAACTATGGGCCATTTTTTAAGCATGGAATCTATGCAACTATTGATGTACACCAAATAGTAACGGTGTATATAGATGAATATAGACTTGGCGATGCAGACTCATCCTATTCAGAGGTAGCACCTACCAGTTCACCAGCTCCTTCTGCACCAACTGTAACCGTTTCCCAACCTACAGACGTCACTTCCATTTCAGCAACAGGTCAAGGTACTTTAGTCAACGTTGGGTCTGACAACGCTACGAAGAGAGGTTTTTGTTGGAACTCAACTGGCAGTCCTACAATAGCAGACAGTCACACCGAAGAAACTGGTAACTTCGGAGAAAGTGATATTGGAGCTTTTACAGGCAGTATAACTGGTCTAAACCCCTCTCAGCATTATTATCTAAAATCCTATGCCTATAACACTGCTGGATATGGTTACAGTGATGCCGTGGAGTTTTATGCACAATCTTCAACCAGCGAAATATCTAAAGCCGGTTGGAGTTTGAAATATGCGGATAGTGAAGAAGTAACAGGGGAAGATGGTAATGCTACTAATGCATTTGACGATAACGAGAGTACAATCTGGCACACTGAATGGTATGAGTCTGACCCCGTATGCCCGCATGAAATCCAGATTAACTTAGGTGCATCTTATGACCTAACAGGGTTTAGGTATATGCCAAGACAAGATGACGGTGACAATGGACGCATCAACGGGTATGAGTTCTATACGAGCACAGACGGGACAAATTGGGGAAGTGCTGTGGCGGACGGCAACTTTACTGATACAGCCTACGAACAAGAGGATTTGTTTACCACAGTGACAGGCCAATATGTAAAGTTAATAGCCACAAGCTCCCACGATAATGATGCGTGGACTACAGTTGCAGAGATAGATGTCCTTGGCGGTACAGTTGATAGTGGTACAAATATGCCGTCCCGAACTTACGGGATAGGGTTGAGTGGATGCAGTTTGAGATAAAATAAGTACATACGAGTACGAAGCTCCATAAGGAAAATAATGAATACTTTTGAATCAGTGTTAGTTGGCATAGTGATAGCTCTTGTTTCAGGATTCATAGGAAAAGCATTAGGTTCACGGGGTAAAATAACAGAGGAGCTTTGTGACGAGAGACGGAAATCATGCCAGAAGCTATTAATTGAAAAGATAGATAACTTATCCAAATTAATAGACAATTTACATAAACTTATAGAGAATACGCCAAGGAATATATAGGAGAATATATGGAAACCGTATTATTTATAATGGATAATTGGGAAACAATATTGTTAATTGCAACTGGTATAGTAACAACGGCAAGCATTGTTGCCAAGTTGACTCCGAGCAAAGTTGATGATAAGATGGTAGAGAAGCTCTTGAATATTATTAATGTGTTGGCCATTAATAAACCAAGGGACAAGTCAAAAAATGACACGCCGGATATTTCTTAAATCAGCTATTGTTGGGGGAGGGTGTCTTGCAATGCCTAAACAGGTCTTATCCTGTACTACTGATTACCAGAAGAAAAATGCTATTCTGGTTATAAGTCACACAGATGACTGCGTGGCCTGGTTCCTCTCTTTCCTAAATAACTTTGACAAGGTTATAATAGCCTCTCTCCCTATTACCTCAGCACATACCAACATAGTCAACAAATATTCACGTTGTTATGATGCTAATTGGTACTTCGCCCGTGGCATTACATCTTACCAGACTTATATCGAATATTGGCTTGATAAGGAAAAGAGGCAATCGAGTATAACTGATTATAGTTATGACGTAGCACTCCGTGACTTGGTTGCTGATCCTGATGTCCATGAGATATGGACACATAGCCCACATGGAGAGTACGGTCATATCCATCATCGTCAGGTTAGCGCAATGGTACGCAAGCTGGCCTGTGAATATGGTAAGGACGTATGGTGTCCTAACATAGTTTGTACTTTAACTGAAACTCCTGAAGGTACAGAATATTACTATGATTCTTTATCTCTGTCTTATTATCTTAAGCGTTACGGTTATTTCTCAGAAGAGACGTACTTGCAGATACAAAACTATTTTTTGGAAGAACCAAAGAATGAGACTTTTCCTATTAATTATTGGACATGGCAAGAGGGCTTTCCATATACTGAGGCTGGTATAGGACAGGAGTATTTCTTGGCAGTATCAGGAGGACAGGACTTAACTATAAAAGACCCTGAAATAGAATGGATTAAGAATAGTTTACCCGTGTATGGAGTATGAGGAGAAATCATAACATGGATAGAAAAATCGAAGTATCAAAAATTGTTGTAAAGATGGGGGAAAAAGAAATTGAGTTATCCCCTGCTGAGGCTAAAAAATTACAGGAATTGCTGAACGAAATCTTTAGCAAGAATAAAGAACCCATTTATGTTCCAATTTGTCCATCAGTTATCTCACCCCAATATCCTTATTATCCATATCCATATACTTATACTTATACAGATAATATGGATGATACAACTACTATTACTTATTCAATGTAACTAAAGAATAATGACAAAGTATCCTAAAATCTGGAATACTTGTAAATATTGCTCATGGGATGTTTCCCAACCATCTCTAAGCCCTGTATTTCTTCCTAAAGACCTGAGTTATTGGGGAAGAATTAAGTCGTCCTTTGGCTTTAACAGTGAGCTATGGGTACTTAAT